CGTTGTCCTGTTGGCGTTCGTCGTGTGCAGTGCGGCGTCGTGCAGTGGGGCGATCATAGCCTTGGCCGCGCCAGTGTGTAGGCGTGCTAATTGAGCAGGCATAACCTGTTCCTTTCATGTTGATGTTGATGGTGGTTTGGGCCTGAATAGGCTGGCCCTTGTTCCCCCCTAATCCCCCTTTGGGGGATTTGCGCGGGAGGGTCAGTGTAAAGCGTCGCTCGTGATGATCTCGCAGTCGCATGACGATCCGAGAAGCAGCATCAGCACGTTCAGGCGCAGCTCTTCGCTCATGTTGTAAGCGTTGAAGATGCCATTCACGAAGCAGGCGAGGTCTTCGCCTGTCATCTCGTCTGGCAGCTCACCAATCGCGAGCGTGAAGCTCGCAGCCGATTGAAGCGATGGCTTGATTGTGACGGTCATGCTGCCTCCTGTTCGCGCTCTGACTTGAGCGTCTTGATGCGAAAGAACCCGTCGTAGTCGGGGTTGAGCGCCATGAAGAGGCGGGCGTAGTAAGCGATGAAGTCGTTGCTCACCTTGAAGTCTTCGCCCATCGTCACGACGCTGGTCTCCCAGCGAATGCGGTTCACGATGAGCCATGCGCTCAGGTGTCTGTGGCCCAACTCGATGGCCTCTCGTGTGAACTTGTCGAACAGTTCGTAAACGCGGGGGTTTTCCTTGTGCCACGCCCACCAGCGCTGCTTTGTGTCTTCACATTGTGTATCCATAGGTTGCTCCTTCCTTGGATGTGGTTGATGTGTCACGGATGTTAGACGGGCATTTCGCAGCCGTCAACGAGTTAGAGACAATCACTGCACCAGATGTCCCCGAACGCAGTGGTCTCATACTCCAGAGTGCTGGCCCCGCACTTGTCACACTCGACGCATTGGCAGCCAGCGCAGAGGTATCCTGATACCTCACCGTTGTCAGACGGTATGCGGTCCACGAAGTTGCCGTGGCCGAACGACGTGTCGCACCCGCATTCGGTGCAGGCGTTGCCGATGTCCTTGCTCATGACACCACCTCGTCATCACCCACGACCAAGTGAACCTCGTGGCCCAAGTGCCAGTCGCCACTGAACAAGCCGCCATCCTCCACGAACTCGCCACCATCCACGTTCTCCTTGATCCATTGCCTGCGCTCGTCTTCGGGGATGTCATCTGGTATGTCTCCCTCCCACGTCAGGTATGTTTCCATCGTTGCGCTGATCCATACTCTAGGCATCCTCTTCCTCCTCTGCGGGTTCAAACTCGACCTCGATGCTGTAGCTAAAGCTCCCAACGTCCTCGTGTCCCATCTCGGCCAGCTTCTCGGCGATCATCTCGCAAAGCCATGCGGCCTCGCTCCGTGAGTAGTTTTCCAGTGTTACGTTCATGATGTTTCCTTTCATGTTATGCGACTTCGCCACGAAGCCACTTGATGTCAGAGAGGAGGTCGCCCCGTTCTTTGACGAGGCGCTCCGAGAGCTGCGTTAGACGCGCCAGCTCGTTGCGCTGAACCGCCGCCTTGGATTGCAGCGATGAAACTTGCCGTTGCAGTTGTGTGATCTTGAGTTCCGCATCGGCAAGCCGCTTGGTCACGCGGTTAAATTGCGCCATGTCGTTCATGTCTTTCCTTCCTTGTGAGACATCACTGCGCCCACGGAACCATGACGCATTCGCCACGCTCGTAGACCCCAGTAGAGGTTTGGAATGTCTCGCCACAGCCAGCCATCCAGTTGATGAGAACCCATGCCGTCAGCGACGACATGAGCATCACCGTGGCCGCCCTCATGGCAGCCAAAGCGATTGTTTCGAGGACTGTCTCGCCACGAATGCGGCGACGACGGCGTGCAGCGCGAGACTCGGTGTTTGCCCAGCTTGTCATGCTCTCAGCCCTCCACTGTCACGGTTACGAAAGCGAACAGGCCGATGTCGTCCATCGTGTCGCGAAGCTCGCGGCGACCGTTCGGCAGCATGACCCACGCGCAGTCGTCGACGCTGTCGCAAATCAACATCGCGTCGTCATCGTCGTAGCCATGAAAGGAAAGAGCGCCACGAAGGGCGCTCTTGGCATTGGGGTGAAGTGGGCGCTCTTCGCGCCGTGTGATTGTAACGGACATGGTAAAAACTCCTGATGCGTTGCGATTAGCGAGCCGAGAGCTGCGCTGTGAGGAACTCGATCTGAGCCATGAGGTCAGCCTTGGTCATGCGAGACGCGGGCTTCGTGACAGGGGCAGCCTTCGGCTGTGGCTCAGGGGAGACCGAGAACGTCGCAAGGAACCCTTCGAGGTTCGCAATCGCGGAGGTGGTCATCTTGACGCGGGCGGACTTGGCCGTTTGGCCAGCGTCGATGTAATTGGCGAGACGTTCCCGAAGGGAAGACGCGACGCGATTTCCGAACTCCGTAAAGGCCGTAGGGTCTTTGCAGTCGTTGCCGTAGGCAATCACGGCATCAACGGCAGCTTTGCTGCCAATGCCCATGATGGGGTTGCCGTGCTTGCGTGTGGTGTTGGTGAACAGGTCTTTGATTGTGATAGTGGTCATAGTGATATTCCTTCTGAGAGGTTAGGTTAAACCGATCAGCGACTGCCGCTGTCGGCCCATCCTGTTCCCCCCCAGCCCCCCTTTGGGGGGCGGACGACTCACATCTCAAACCTTTGGTATGACTTATGGGGTGTCTAAATACCCTGATGTTACGTCAACTTGTGAGGGGTTTCTCAAAACAACCCTTGAACAACAGACCAACAACACCAGTAAGACACCGTAGTTAGGGGTTACAACCTCAACAATAACAAGAACTTAGGTAGGGATTTGTCAGTTTCGCGACGAAAAACATCACCGAAGGTGGTCTTATGGGGGGGGATACCCCCCCATCCCGCCGTCGGTCTGCTGGTAGCCGTCACCCTGCCAACCGAAATTTCGCACCAAAATTTGAAATCACTGTCAGTAATGGGTGACTAATGGCCGACTACCGAAAAACTCCAAGCAAGACGAAGGGTGGAACTGGCGGGCTTCCAGCCGTAACTCCAGTCGAAGTCGACCGAGTGCGCCGATCCGTTCTCGATGTAGTCAGAAAAAACATCTACCAAGTCCGCGAGGTCTTGGACGGAAACCGCAACTGGTCAAACCAGCAGGTTCGCCTATTCGGCATGATGTTGAACAAGGTCATGCCCGACCTTCACCACTCCTTCAACGAACACACAATTGAAAACAAGTCCGAGAACGAACTCACCTACGACGAGCTTCAGGCCATCGCGGCCCAGGCTCTTCGCGAGGGGGAAGCCGAGGACGCAGAGGAGGTCCAAGATGAGTCTGACACCAGCACAAGCAGCTAAGCGCCTTCTTCTCATTCAGCAGGCCCGCGACAGCTTCGAGGGGTTTGTCCGCGCCCTTCACCCAGAGTTCCAGTTGGCGGATTTCCAGCTTGAGCTGATCGACGCTTTGGACCGCCTTGAAAAAGGCACACTGGGCAAGAGCCGACTTCTCATCAACATGCCCCCTCGTCACGGGAAGTCGTGGATCGCTTCAACCCTCTTCCCCGTCTACTACTTGGCCCGCCGCCCACAGCGCCAAGTCCTCGCCACTTCCTACAACCAAGACCTCGCCAAGACGTTTGGCCGCGAGACGCGCGACCGCGCCCAAGAGCCTATCATCTCGCAAGCATTCCCAGACTTCTCCATGTCTGACGTCTCGAAGGCTGCCGATGACTGGAAGACCACCCTTGGCGGCTCTTACTTCGCCACGGGCATCGGCGGCTCGACCACTGGCCGCGCTGCAAACCTTCTTCTCACCGACGACCCCGTCAAGGCACGCGAAGAGGCTGACTCCGCCACTCAGCGCAACAAGACCTGGTCCTACTACCTCTCTGCTCTTCGCACGCGTAAGCAGCCCGAAGTCAACGGCGACCCCGCCATCGAAATCCTCATCATGACGCGCTGGCACCCAGACGACCTTGCGGGCCGCATCATGGCCACGGAAGATTGGGCGGAGGGCGCGTGGCACCACATCAACTTCCCCGCCATCACCCGCAAGAAGTCCAACGTCAAAGCATCAGTGGCCACGCTCCCTGAAGAAGACCCGCGATACGTCCCAGCGGGCAAGCTCTCCAGCGTCGCGCCTGGCAAGCGCCACTTCTACCAAGAGGTTGAGGCTGCCCTCTGGGCTGACCGCTTCCCCCTCGAAGAACTCAAAAAAACCGAGCGCCTCGACCAGCGCGAGTTTGCGGCTCTCTACCAACAACAGCCTTTCATCAAGGGCGGCAACCTAATTAAGACCACATGGTGGAAGACGGTCCCTCCCGACGAAGCGCCTGAGTGCCAAACGGTCATCATCGCCGCCGACACTGCCTTCAAGAAGACCGAGACCGCCGACTACTCTGTCCTCATGGTTTTGGGCATGGACCATGCTGGCGACATCCACATCTTGGACGTCGTTCGCAACCGCTATGATTTCCCCGAACTAAAGCGTGCCACCATCACCCAGAACGCCAAGTGGCGTGGTCGCGGCCTTCGCGGCCTCTACATCGAGGACAAGGCGTCAGGCCAGTCGCTGATCCAAGAGCTTCGGAACCAGTCTGGTGTCAGCGTCATCCCAGTAAAGGTCACGACTGACAAAGTTGCCCGCCTGAACGCAGTCTCTCCGCTCATCGAGGGGGGACGAGTTTTTCTTCCCCGTGAGGCAGAGTGGCTCGACGACTTTATGGACGAGGCCCAATCGTTCCCGAATGGCAAGCATGACGACATGATCGACGCCCTCACTATCGGCCTGGACGCTATTTCCCGCATGGGCGGCCCAGCGAGCCAGATGATGACTGGGCCTATCGAGATGGGGATGTCGCTCAACAGCCAGATGGCGAGCAACTGGGGCCAAAGCCACCACACAAAACTGAAGAGCCAGTCTGATTTCAAAGGCTGGGGGGAATTGTAAGCGATGCACTACAAACAACAGACCGAGGCTGCCTCTTCAGAAGTGATTGTAGACCTGTCGGACCTCACCCGTCCCTTGATGGAATACGAAGACATCTCTGACATGCTGTCTGACAAGCAAGAGCAGAAGCTGATCGACTACGTCCGCGCCTGCATGAAAATGTCCCACGACCGCATCAGCCGCCGCTACGGCCACTGGCGCGACGCAGACCGCGCTCATGACGTCTGGGTGCCAGCCGACTCCACCAAGTTCCGCGAGAAGGCGGTCATTGCGGACACCCGCGCCATCGCTGACACCGTCCTGACCTACCTGATGTCGGCCCTGACTGGCCGCAATCCTATGTTCCAGCTTGAGGGTCTCAACCGCAAGTCTCGCCAATCATCCATGATCCTTGAGCGCCTTCTCCACCAGCACATGCGTCGCACTGCGGGCGAGGCCCGCATTGCTCAGATGCTGATGGACTCGATCCGCTATGGTTTTGCGCCCACCAAGTGCGTTTGGAACCCCGTCACCAAGACCAACGACATCGTGAACTTCGACCCTCGCCGCGCCTTCCCAGACCCTCGCGTCAACTGGGGCGACTGGGATCGTATGCAGTTCATGGTTTTCACGGATCACATGTCCACATCGGCCCTTATCGGTTCGCAGCTTTACCCCAAGGTCTCCAAATACCCTGGCCTGCGCCGCCGCATGTCGAACTCGAACGGCTCGTGGCCTGGCCACAAGTGGGCCAAGGAGGAGGGTCGCGGCCTCAACATCAACCCAGAGGACAAGGGCGCGGTCGAGAACGCGGCGCACTTCTCTCTCGACCAGTCGCGTGTAGTTGACGAGGCGTGGATACGGCTCAACGGCTACGAAGTGAACCTGCCGCAGCTTGAGCAGGTCTGGCTCCTCGTGACAATTCTTGACGAGTCTGCGGTCATTCGCTTCCAGCTCAACCCGTATGGCCGCCAATTCCCTATCGCCATCGGTGGCCTCTATCACGACAGCCACAAGACGTATGCCCAGTCGCTTTACGACTTGCTGCTGCCCCTGCATGAAATCTCGACTTGGCTGCTTCGCTCACGCATCGACAACGTGCAGGCCGCCCTCAACAACCTCATCTTTGTAGACCCGACCTCAGTCTCTGTCCCCGACCTCATCGACCGCAACCCGTGGGGCGTGGTCCGAACCTTGCCTGGCACGAAGCCTGGTGACGGCGTCTTCATTGCCGAAGTCCCCGACGTGACGCGCGGCCACTGGAACGACATTGGCGCTATGTCAGACCTCAAGCAGCGCCTTTCCGCCGCTTCCGACGCCCAGCAGGGTATGCCGACCGCAGACGGCATCCGCACGGCCACGGAAATCCAGCGCCTTACCCAGCTCGGCTCTCAGCGCCTTGGCGTCATCAGTCGCTTGATGTCTGCCACGACTGTCCGCCCGCTGGTCCGCATGATGGTATCCAACCTCCAAGACGCCCTCGAATACGAAGGCTCCCTGCGCGTTGGCGCTGGCGACAGCCCAGGCCAGCTCTCTGGCCTCGTGAAAGACGACTACATCGACTTCAACATTGGCATGATCCAGGGCGACATTGACTACCTTGTCGTGGACGGCACGCTCCCCGTGGAGCCTGCGCGGAACGCGGAGACTTGGATGAACATGCTCCAAGTCATGAACAACACTGGCCTCAACATGGAATACAAGACTGGCAAGATTGCTGAAGAGGCCATCCGCGCGATGGGCGTAAGCGACTTGGACCAGTTCAAAATCTCCAAGCAGGAGCAGGACCAGGGCATGTCTCCATCTCAGCGCATGTCGATGATGGAAAAGATGCGCGGCGCATCTGTCATGCCTCAAGACCAGCTTGAGCAGCAAGTCAAGGCTGGCAACCTCAAACCGATGGGAGCCTGACATGGCCACAAAACCTAACGCCTCGCAACTTGAGCAAGCATCTTTGCTCCCGCCGAACGCCCGCTCCTGGGTCAAGACTTATGTCGACGAGCGTCTTGAGCGCATCTCGGCGGCCTTAGCCTCCAAGATTGAGGTGCAGCTTTCCAGTCCGTCCCAAGTTGTTCCGACCTGCTCTTGTGCGTCTCGTGTGGACGACTTGACCAGACGCATCGAATACCTTGAAGCGACCAAAAACGACGATGAGCGCTACTCGCTGACCAAGGCAAAAGTAGTCGAGCTTCTAAAAAAACACGGGATTGAGTAATGTCTCAGACGCGCCCAAAGCTAGAACAGGTAGAGTTTCGGTCCTCTCGGACGGGAACCCATTCGCTTGACACCTACCTTGAGAGCGCAGAGTTCGGTGACAGAACGATCCCCGATCTTCTGAACGACATCTTCCAGAGCGATGGCAATCTACGGGACGACATCTTCGAGTTCCGCGTCGACCCCAGCACCTACGCGCTGCAAACCCGTCGCGGTGTCTATCTCAACCAGAACTCAAACTGGGTGGATGTCCCGTCTGGCTACTTCTTCCGCCCTCGCGGCACTTGGGCTGCTGGCACTGACTACCAGGTCCACGACCTGTTCCTTTACCAGTCTTCGCTGTTCATGGTCATCGAGGCGCACACCTCGGCGTCTGGCGGCCCAGTCGCCAACCAAGTTATGACCCTCATCAACGGCGTCGCTGGCCGCATTCCCGTCGAAGATGCGGAGCTGGTCGGCAACAAGCTGAAGTTCCTACAGGTCCGCCCAGGCGAAGATGGCTACCAGCTCGTAAACTCGGCGGCGAAGCCTGCTTTTTTTGGCTTCCGTCTGTCGGCAGACGAGACAGAGCTGGAGTTGGTCTACGGCACAAGCGACGACTATCGACCTTCTGATTTTGACGGATGGGCTGTCCTCGACATCGGCTTCACTTTTGGCATCCGCAACAACGAACTGGTGAATGTCCTATGACTGTTGACACAAAAAACATCGGTTACAAGTGGCGTGGCGCTCACAACCCCTTAGCCACTTATGGCAAAGGCGACGTGGTGATGCTTAACGGCATTCCCCACCGTCACAACGGCGCGGCATTCACCCCAATGAGTGGCCCCCTTGCAGCTTCTGGCCACCAGCTCGGCGCAATCGCGTCAGGCTCTGGCCCGTCCATCCCGACTGGCATCCCTGGCCAGAACCTGAAGTGGTCTGCGAACGGCCCAGAATACCAGTTTGACTCTGGCCGTCGGTCGACTGGCGCTGTCGCGCTCGCCAAGACCTTCTGGTCCAACCCAGAGCGCTACAACGGCAATTTCTCGAACGCTGCCATCATGTCGGACGGCGGCGTCATGACGTGGGGCTTGAACCAAAACGGCTGCCTCGGCAACGGAACCACAACCCAGATCAACCGAACGCTGCCAGGTCGCGTCGGCTTCTCAAACGCTCCAGGCATGTCCAAATTGTTTGCGCTTTACGCAGGCTCCTACATGGCTATCGACGAGTTCGGTCGCCTTTGGGCGTGGGGTTACAACAACCAGGGCCAGCTCGGCGTTGGCGACACGACCACAAGATACACACCAGTCTTGTCCAGTGGCAGCGGCGAGCTGCCAGACTCAGAGCAAGTAGTCGATATTGCCTACAGCGCTCATTACTCTGGCAACCAGGGCGTCATCGCACTAACCGCGAACGGAAATGCTTACTTCGCGGGTTATAACGCCGTGAACATGGCTGGCATAAATGACAACAACGCGTCTGAGAACATCCTGTCTTGGCGGCGCATCCCTGTAGATTTCTTCGTTGCGAAAGCCTTTGTTTGCAATGAAGGCTCCTACCCAGGCACGGCGCTCCTGAACCCTCAAGGTCATTGCTACTTTGCTGGCCACGCCTTCTTCACAGATTACTCGAACAACCAAAGTGGAACGGCCCCTCGCCATGTCCTGTGGAACGAGTCAATCCAGCGCCCAGTCGTCGACTTCTCGATTGCCAATTCATGCGCCTACGTCAACACATCCGCTTATTCCACCCAATACTATTTCTATGCCGTGGTTCACGCGGACGGCGGCATTCAGACAAAGCAGTCCGCATACTCAATGTCGTTGGTCGATACGACGCACCCGTCGTATCAGAGCGCCCGCTACACCCCCGACGACCGCATCAGCGATGTGGCCCAACTGCTGTGCTTCTCTGGCCAGAACGAGACTATGGTCGCTCTCAAAAAAGACGGAACGATCTGGGCTTGCGGATACAAGCAAGACATCATGCAGGGCGGCGCGACGAACCCCTACGCCACCACCGCATACCTCAACGAGAATGTCTGGCAACAGCTCACTGAGCTGGGCAGCAACAACACACGCATGGTTGGCATGGGCGGCCAATACAACAAGACCATTGCCGTCCTGAAGCCCAACGGCACCGCCGCTGTATTTGGCAATGCCCAGATGGGGCAAAACGCCAATGGCAGGCCAGAGGGAGGCTACCGTGGTGACGTCTTGCTCCGTGGCAACATTATCGACGTCACGCTCCAGGGCGACACTTGGGTCTACCCAGGCGGCAACATGATTATGTCGACGTTCCTTTTGAGCGACGGCAGCATCTACACGTCAGGTCATGGCGGATACTACCAGCTTGGGAACGACGATGACGGTGACACCCGCTCCGCGCCCAGCATTGTGCTAACTTGAGGAAACCAAAATGGCTACAGTCTCTCTCGGAAAAATTGCCTTCAAGTATCGCGGTGCTTACAGCGCGTCTGATACCTACGCTTCACAAGACATTGTGACGTATCTTGGGTCGTCGTATGTTTGCACGGTCGACAACACGACAGGCACAGACCCCCTCAACACGTCAAATTGGAGCCAGTTCGCCGCTGGCATCGACCCCTCAAACCTTTCTGTCGGAAGTCTCGTGGCATTCGACGGCACGTCTTTTGTGGACATCCCAGTCGGCAACGTCGGAGACGTCCTGACGGTTGGCGCTCAGGGTATGCCTGCCTTTGGCCTAAGTGGGAACAGACCAGCTCTCCGCGTGAAGGCTCTCTCCAAGTGCCGTGGCTTCTCTAACTACTCCACGTTCTGCATCATGGAGGACGGCAGTGTCCGCGCTTGGGGGGCAAATGGCGTCTACCAGCTTGGTATCGGCGCAACCACGTCGAACAGGACTTACCCCTCCACGGTGGCCTTCCCCAACGGCGCTCCAGCAATCGAGAAGTTGTTCAACGACTACTACAACAACACCTACGCTATTGACGCCAACGGGGGCTTTTGGGCCTGGGGGGGCAATGACTACGGCACCATCGGCATGGGTGTTATAAACACTGACGTTTATACGCCCCTTTGCGTCACTGCCATCAACGATATTCAGAACTCGCTTTACGGCAAGCAAGTCGTCAAGGTCGCCACGAAGATCAGCGCGGACCAGTATGAGTCCACGCATGTCCTCTGCACAGACGGCACGGTCCACGCCTGCGGCTACAATGCTTATGGCCAGCTAGGGGACGGTAGCACCACCGATAAATACTGGTATTCTCAGATCAACATCATCAACAACATCGTTGACCTTCAGGCTGGTCGCGGACGCTACACAGCCGTCTTTGCGCTAAACGCTTCTGGAGAAGTCTACTCTTGGGGTAACGGTGGCGGGAACATTCTCGGCCACGGGTCGACGTCGAACCTGACGATCCCGAACAAGATAGCCACTCTCAATGGCATCAACATCGTCTCGATGTCAGTGGCTGGCGAACATGCCTGCTTCCTTGCAGACAATGGCGACCTCTACGCAGTTGGAGAGAACACGACTTACGGCAACCTCGGCACTGGGGATACGATTGACCGCCTGACCCCAGTTCTTGTCGCCACTGACGTTGCACAAGTCTATGCGATGGGGGTGTCGTCCAGCGGGAGGCGCACATACATTGTTAAAACGGATGGGTCGCTCTGGGCTTGCGGGTCGAATGTGTATTCAGGTCTTGGTGTAGATGCAACGACCACACACTACGCAAATTTTGCACCATGCCTCAAGACAGAAGACGATGGCGTGACAACCAGCCCCATGACGGGCGTCGTTGATCTTTCTCCATCTGGCAACGCGACCCCTAACGTTATCCTGAAGGACGCCAACAACATCTGCTGGGGTCTTGGTTACAATGCAACAGGCGTCCTTGGTAACGGCAATAACCTGTCGACAAGCACCTACTTCCGACCTGTCCTTATCCACCGCCGCTCCGTTGTGGACTTCGGCCTTTCTGGGCCAGAGTCGGCAATGATTTCCCAGTTCCTTCTGGACGACGGCCAGCTCTACATTTCTGGGTCTGGAGGCAACAACCAGAACACGGACGATGACGCTGACAATTGGTTCGTCCCTGGCCCAGTAATCTTCTAATCGGGACGAACGCGTCGGTGTAATTTTATAACCTAGTCAAGCAAACCCGCAGCAAATGCTGCGCCGCAACGAAAGGACTTAGCGGTGGCTGAACAAACCTTTACTATCAGCCCCGCCGAGCTGGAAGCGATGCTAGAGCGTGCCGCGCGTCGCGGCGCAAAAGAAGCATTATCTCAAGTCGGCCTGCACGACGACGGTGCGGGAAACGACATTCGTGACTTGCGCCAGCTTCTTCTGAGCTGGCGCGATATTCGCAGCACCGCAACAAGGACATTCGTTAAGTGGCTGGTCATGCTCCTACTTGGGGCGCTGTCTGCTGGCGCGTATGTAACACTGGGCAAATGAGCAACAAAACAAAGCACGCTGAACTTGAAAAACTCCTCAAATCACCTGGATGGAAGATTTTGCAGGAGCAAATGGAAACCGCGATACTACAGGCAGCCTATCAAATGGTTGACCAGCGCGGGATGGCCCTTGAGGAAATTCATTTCCGTCGTGGGTCAATGTGGGCGGCGAGACGTTTTCTCGACCTCCCGACACAGATCAAAGCGATCCTAGAAAACGAGCTGCTGATGGACGCAGCGCTCAAAGCCGAAGCGGACGCCTCCGCTGCGGCCTCAAAGACTGACGACTTGTAACGGCGCTACGGCCCCACAAACGCCCGCTACGGCTGGCAAGGAGAAATGAACATGGCAACTCAAAACCCAGAGATGGATCAAGCTCTCATCCAACAGGTATCTTCGCAACAGCTCGGCGTTGCGCCGCAAGCTGCACCGCAAGCTGCGCCCGATCCTCGCGCAGACCCAAAAGCGGACAACCCGCCAACGAACACTGAGTCAGCGACCGCAAAAATCAGCCCTCAGACTGAAGGCGACAAGGCTCGCGAAGACGCATTCATCGAAGTTGACTTCGGAAATGGCCGCAAAGAGGTTATGTCGTCTTCTCAAATCGCTGGCCTCACCACGCGATACAAAGACCTCAACCACAAGAACGCGACACGCTACAAGCCCCTTGAGCCTGCCATTGGCCTCATGGAGCAGATCATGGAACAGGCTCGCGCCAGCGGGCAGGAAGTCTCTGGCGATGAGTTGGCTGGCTTTATCCAGGCCGCTATTCAGGGCTACACGTCCAAGCCCCAAATGGGTGGGCAGCGCGACGCCACCCCAGACACCCCAGCGGGTTACGACGAGATTGACGGTCAGTTTGAAAAAGAGCTTGCACAATGGGAGCAGGAAAACGCCGTAAGCGTGCCGCCCATGTATCGCAATGCCGCAAAGATGATGAACCAGATGCAGGCTGAGAACCAGCAGATGAAGACGGTTGTCGCGCAGCTTCTCCAACAGGCTGGCCAAGTGAACCAAGAGTCACGCCAGCATGTTGAGAACGCGCAAATGTCCTCGGAGCAGGCGTATCGCCAGCAGGCCGCGAACAACCTCAACGCGGCTCAGGCTCAGCTTCAGCTACCAGACGACGCGGAGCAAGACTTCTTCGACTTCGCGTTTGGCCGTGGATACGCCGTTGAAGACTTCATCGACCGCGACCTGACCATGCGCGTCATGCAAGATTTCTCCAACAACCGAGCCACGCCAGAAATGGAGCGCCTTCGCGCACTCAACCAGCGCCGCCAAGCCTTCACTGGCTCTGTCAACGCGACCCCAGCCGCGTCTGGAACCCCGCAAAAGCTCAGCAACGACGAAGCCTTCATGAACCAATTGGCTGACAAGGCGATGGCAAAACGCGGTATGCGTTGAGGACGACGCCGCCATTTTGGCGTGTAAAATATAAACCAGTCAGGCCACTCCCGCCATGACTGCCCACCTTTGGCGCACACCAATCCTCCCTGGTGTGCGCCATTTTTTATTGTGTGGACGACAGACGCCGCAAGCAGAGTGCAAACTGGCCCTCAAGGTGATGGCGCTACGGCCCCATGAAGTCACCCACGGCAACGAACAAGTCTTCTTAGGATGGAAAGCCAGAGGACAAGTGACTGCCCTCAACACGGACACCTAGCGCCAAAGGAGAAACATCATGGCTGCTATCACTGGTCTTCGTGGGACTGGTCAGTTTAACACTGACTTCCGCCCCACAAACTACCGCGAGCTTTTCACGCTGATGGAGCCTAACGGCACCGCACCGCTGCAAGCTCTCCTCTCGATGGCTTCGTCTGAATCCACCGATGACCCCAAGTTCAACCACTTCCGCGACGAACTTCCTGATCGTAAGCTGTCGGTAAACGGTGCTGTTGCATCGACTTCGACTGCTTCCATCGTGGTTGACGCCTCGGATGATGAAGGCTTTGTGGTCGCTGGTGCGATCCTTGTGAACGTAGAGACTGGCGAGATGATGCGGGCAACCGCTGACGCCAACCCTTCTACGCACACCCTGACTGTCGAGCGCAACATTGGTGGCACGTCGCACCAGATTGCTGACAACGCAAACCTCATCATTGCAGGTTTTGCATCGTCGGAAGGTGGCTCTTCGCCCACCGCGATCTCGTTCGATCCGACCACTGACTACAACTTCACCCAAATCTTCAAGACGTCGGTCTCCGTGAGCGGCACCTTGCAGAACACCTTCCTTCGCACTGGCGACAAAGAGCAAGAGCAGCTTACCAAAGCTCTCAAGCTGCACATGTCGGACATCGAGCGGGCGTTCTTCTTCGGTCGTCGTCACGAAGCCAATGCGGCTACCTCGGCTCCGACTCGCTACACTGGCGGTCTGACCTCGATGATCCCGAACGTCACCGACGGCGCAAGCTACGGTGCTTCGGCAAACGTCATCACCGAGAAAGAGTTCGACCGTCTGTTGATCGAAGACATCTTCGCTTACGGCTCTGCCGAGAAGGTGGCTTTCTGTGGCCCTCGCGTAATTTCCAACATGATGGAAATCGGCAAGAACCGCTGGCAGCCCACCCAGATCGACAACGCCTACGGCGTTTCGCTGTCGCGCTACACCACCTACGCAGGCGACCTGCTGGTGATGATGCACCCGATGTTCCGTCAGGTGCCTGGCATGGCAGAAGAGATGATCGTCCTCGATATGGCTGAGCTGAAGTATCGCCACATGCAAGGCCGCGATACTTCGCTGATCCGCAACATCGAAGCACCCGACTTCGACGGCGTGAAGCACATGTATCAGACTGAAGCTGGTCTCGAAATGACCCAAGCCAAAGTCCACCACCGCATCAAGGGCTGGTCGGCGGTCTCCTAAGAGGACGACCCACGACATCCCAAGAGCATAGACTGGGGCGGGAGCAATCCCGCCCCTTTCGTTTTCTGGAGACTAGACATGACGTCAACTGACCGTAACGCTGTAAGGCAAAAGGCGGTTCGATCCGTCAAGGCAGAGACTGCCGACGACGTGGCTGCCGCGACGCCGAAGCGCTCTGGCCACATCTTGTTCGTGTCGAGCGAAGAAGAGACCGTTCGCTTTGACATTATCGTGGTTGGAACGCGCATAAGCCCGTTCTGGGATGAAAAGCGCGAGCATCTGATCTGGTCTGTCCCCGTCGACCTTGTCGAGCGCTTCTCTGCTCATGAGTTTGTCGTCAAGGGACGCATCAAGAAAGAGAAGTAAGTCATGGCAACTCCCCCGCGCACATATGACCTCATCGAAGGTGAGCTTCCAGAGAACGACGACCCTCGTCACGTTGAGGCTGACGGCTCTTCAAGCGTGGGGGCCATTGACCTCAAGGCGACGGTCAACGCCAATGTGGCTCAAGAAGCCGACGCGTCTTGGCGCGACAACGAGCGTGCGCGAGAGCATCGCAACCGCTTCTCTTCAAACCAGCCCCACATTCGCGCACCATACTCCCCTCTGGAGACGCTGGTCCTTCAGTCGTTGCGCCGCTACGGGGACATGCACCCTGGCACGGTCGACGGCGAAGTCATGATGATGTTCATCGAATTTGCGAACCTCGTCATCGAAGACTTGCGGGGCCACCCATACTGGGACAACCCAGAGATAGACTACTACATTCACGCCTCCGAATGGCGTGCGATCCCAGACAACATCATCGTGTCTGGCTTGCTCTATCACTACTCTGTGCAGCAGCAATCCAACAAGATCGAAGCCTATGGCCCGATGTATTTCAAGATGATGAACCGCGTCCTTTACCAGCGCAAATACGGCTCTGGGAAAATAGAGATGTCCCCGTTTGACAAGTCTCAGCTTCCATCTGGGTCGCAGCCATATGACGCGCGGAGAACATAATGTCGACGACACAAGCTCCATCTGGCGTAAAAATCAAGGTTTACCCATACGAGGATTTTCAGGGCATCGACGCTTCGCGTGATGTCGGCGCACTCGACACTGGCCAAAAGCAACACATGGTCGAAATCCGCAATGGCTTTGCTGACTGGCGCGGCTCGCTGGTGCGCGACCCAGGCGCTGAGCCTCGGACTGAAGGCAATAAATACATCAAGCACCTCAACTTCTTTGGCCGCGACTTGGCCGTATGGGCGCAGATTGATGGCGGTGGGACCACCCTCAAGTCTGAGCGAGACCACATCCTGCCTGAAGTTTACCCAAAGTCAGCCGTCGTGACCTCTACGGTTTACAACAACAAGGTTATTTTCGCGTCGCGCGACTATCCCATGTATCAATACGATGGCTTCTCGTGGGAAGAAATCAAAGCGGGCAGCGACCCTCGGCCAGCCTTTGTGGCCTCAATCCAGCGCCGCCTCGCTACGGCAGGCGCACCTGGCCGCAGAACCATCATCGACTTCAGCCGAGTGGACAATGAAGGCGTCTTCACTGCGGACGAAGAGCCGACCGCCACGCAAGTCACGAAAGCCGCCGACATCGACGTCGCCAACATCATCGGCACAGCCGACGAGATCAAAGGTATTGGTGTTTTCGAGAACAGCCGTTTGGCCGTGTTCACAAACGACCAAACCCTAATTTACCTACTGCACCCTGACCTGACGCAGTGGCAAATCGACGACAAAGCCAACATCAAGGTTGGAACCATATCACACAACACTGTCGTGCAGGCTGGCGCTGACCTTCTGTTCTGTTCTCGCGACGGCATTTACTCGATCCGCCGCTCCGAGACGAATGGCATCACGATCTACAACATCCCCATGTCGAATAAGATCGACCTGACATACCGCGCAATGTTGCGGAATGTTTCTGACCACGAAAAGATCAGCGCATACTACGACCAGGACGAAGGACAATACCATGTCTTCTTCCCGCTCTCAGAGAAGATCACCAAGCGCCTGACGCTTTCAGTGTCTCCAGTCGCTGGCGGCGAGTCCAAGTGGTCGACTGGCGACTTTCTTAACGCAACTTGCGGCACCGCGCTTGGCGGCAAAACCCTCATCGGGACGCCTGGCGGCATCTGGGAGCGCAAGCGCATTGAGGACGAGACCAGCTTCAGCCCTGAGATGGTTATCAGCACCCCCATTCTATGGCAGGGCGCAATCAACGACACGAAAGAAAGCTACTCTTTCATCCTTCAAGCAACAGGCAAGGGCGAGCTTCAGGTCGAGGCGTTTGACGAGCGCGGTCGCTACCTCTCAGCGATGCAGTTCCTTATCGACCCAAGCGGGGCGGACGACAACTTCCCCGATGTTCCCCTACAAAGACAATACGAACGCAAGTTTGAGCATCGCTATCGTGGAGTGCAATTCCGCTTCACGACGCGAGGCAAAGGCTTGTTGAAAATCATCGGCTTTGCCGTGACCGTGAGGACATAAGATGGCCCGTCTGAGACAGCAGCATCCGCAGAACTATGTAAATTCGGGCAACATCCACACCGAATTTGAAAACTTGATCCGTTACACGAACGCCGCTGAGCTTGGGAACAAGACAGTTGGTGAGCTTTTGTCGATCCTGTTCAATGAGGAAGGCGTCTTCCGTGGCCCGATCCAGATGCGCGTTGACGCTCAGTCTGGCCTCCAGTTCCGCGTTGGCATGTATCAATCCGAGGCTGTCGGCTGGCAAGACCTGGTCGACATCGGTTCGCTGCGTGGCCCTTCTGGCTCCAATGCTGGCACGATTGAAGGCCCGTTCTTCTATAACCGCCAAGACGTGGTCATCACGACAGGCGTCGAGTCCATCGCGGTAACTTCTGGCGGCACGCTTTATGCCTCCGCGCCCACTGTGACCTTCAGCGCCCCGAACGACTCAGATGGCGTCAGACCGACTGCCGTCACAACGATCAACGCCAATGGCGAAGTCGACAGCGTCACCATCACATCTCAAGGCTCTGGCTACCTGTCCGCGCCAACTGTCACAATCTCGGCACCCGCAAACGCGCAAGGCACAATCGCCACTGGCACACCGACGATGGCTGCCGTTGGCGCAGCCGCAAACGTCTTGCCATATACGTTTGACGCGGACACAGACGACGTCGTGGTCTACAAGAACGGCCTCCTGCTGTCCGAGCTGACCTCTGTCGGAACGTCTGAATATGTCTCCAACCCAGCGGCAGATACGATCACAGTCGATGCGTCGGTCGCGGTTGCTCTTGGCGACAAGATCACCATCTACTCCGTGCGCTCTCAGTCGGTCACAAACTATCGACGCAACGACGTCGAGATCACTGCATCCACATCGACGGTGCCATTTGTCCACAGCGCGGAAGAGAAAATCCTCGTGTGGCGGAACGGTATCCTTCAAGAAGACGGTGGCAGCGCCGACTACCTGACGTCTCCAGCGGCCAACACCATCACCTTCTTGGACCAGGCTGGTCTGAGCAGCGGTGACAAAATCACCATCATCACCGTAGAGAACCAAGCCCTGAAGACAATCGGTGGCCTCATGTTTGAGGATGAATACACCGACGCTCAAGGCTTCATCCGCTACGCCAAGCTCTCCATCCAGGAAGATGAAATCCCTCAATCCAAGGTCGCCAACCTGGCTGGCTCTCTTGGCAACAAAGCAAACATTGTTGCACAATCCAACTCCCCAACCTCGCCGTTGACCAAAGACTTGTGGCTGGACATCTCTCGCGTCCCTGCCATTTTGAAGTTCTACGACGGCACGCAGTGGCTTGAAACATCGCCTGAGTCTTCCCTCCCGACATTCATCCAGTCCAACGCTGGGCAGTATGTGCGCGTGAACGGGACTGGCACCGCGCTTGAGTATGGCGACATCGACTTTTCGTCCCTTGTCCCAAAGACCTACATGGGTGCGGCAAACGGCGTGGCCACCCTCGATACGGCTGGCAAGCTGCCGATCAACCAGCTTCCCGAAACCTTCTCCACGACCACAATACCGTTCTTGTCGGTCTGGGAAGACAGCCAAGCTGTGATTGGGAACAAGACCTACTTTGTAAGTCGTATCTATAAGCAGACCATCCGCATTGACGGAATTTCCTTCAAGCTCAATGCGGGGACTTGCACGATCCAGCTTTCGGTAGATGGCGTGGCTGTCGGCCCGACGTATTCTGTCACTACGACTGCACAGCAATACGACCTGAACACCGTGATTGAGATCGTCGCGACTCAAACAAGCCGCCGCATCGAGATTGTCACGACCAACGCATCAGGCGCACAGACCCTAGAGGTCGGTCTCGCCGCAGCAACGGTGAACGTCTAATGCCTGGAACATATGACAGCATCCCCACACGTCAGAGCCTCGTCGAAATGAGACGCCACCAGTCAAATATGACTGGTGGTGACGACACGCTCGCCTACGCCCAGACTGGGGAGATTGTCATCCCAGTTGAAATCCAGAAAAAATACCCGACCATCGCAATGGCTGCGCTTTCAGCAATCAAAGACGCTGGCGGCAACCCAAGCCAGTATGTCGTGGGTTCCCAAGATGGCAACTACCATGACAAGACGGGGGCGCAGCAGTTCAACTGGCTATCTAATACAGTAGACTGGCTTGCCAACAATCGAGTTGGCCAAGCAGCCATCAGTGGCCTTGGGTCTGCCGCGATTGCCAAGCTGACTGGGGCTTCAGGCAAGCAAGCACTCGCCACGGGCCTCGGCTCTGGACTTGGCTACTATGCTGGCGACATGTTCGGGGACTACCTCTCCAATAATCAGGCGCAGAAGGCGCTGACCGCAGACCTCGAAGCGAACAAGATCAACCAGCAATCTTATGACACGCAGTTGGCCGCGCTCAAAAACCCTACGGCTTACAAGTCTTCTACGGTCGGGGAAGCGTTTGGCAATTTGGGCAGCGAAATGTTCGGCAACAAGATGGCGCTGACTGGCGCTGGTCTTGGCGGAACCGTTGGCTACGCGCTTGCCCCAACACCAAAAGTAAACATCCCCCAGTTTGACCCCAATGCGCCCAGCACGTTGACAAACATCCCGACTTCAACCGCGCCTGACGTGTTGAACACCATCGGTGCCAACGAGGCTGCGAATGTATCGGCTGTTGTCCCGCAAGACCTGCCAATCGCACCCACGACACCGCAGGGCATCAATTACCTATCGGCTGTCCGCAACCGCGACACTGGCCAGATGGAATACGTCAACGACACATCAAGCAGCCCGTTCAGCCGAGCGGTAAACGAAATGTCCAGCCGCCGTGGCGGGTTTGGAAGCCGAATGATTTTGTGAGGCGATACATGATACGACCGATCCGTTATGACGACATTCCACAGGTCGTATCTCTAGCCGCCTTGATGCACAAAGAAGGCGTTTACAGCCCCTACGACTTCAACAGCGTCAAGCTCTCAATGCACATTGAGCGCTATGTGGACAAGACAGGCTCGTGCGGGTTTGTTTACGAGAACAAAGGTTCAATCGACGGCGCGATCTTTGGCCACATGGACCAGCATTATTTTGGCGGTGACGACATCGCGGTCCAGAATGGCTACTTCGTCCGCAAGTCTGCTCGCGGCGGCATGGCTGCCATTAAGTTGCTCAAGTCTTTCGAGTCGTGGGCCGCGCAGTTCAACCCGAAGTGCATAGCGTTCTCAACGTCAAACAACGGCAAGGACGACCGCTGGCTGAAGTTTTGCGAAAGTCTTGGCTACGAACACGTTGGATATGTGTTCCATAAAAGGAGCTAATTCAAATGTGTGCTGAAGGAGGTTCTAACGGTGGCGGCAATGGGTCTGACAGTGAGTTCGGCTCCAACCCCAGCACGAGCAACGGCGGAACCGCTCCATCCAAAGGGTGGGGCCAAGACACAAACGGTGATGGCAAGGTTGGCTTTATGGAGAGCGTCGCTGACATGTTTGATGGCGGCGGCAAGGGCGCAAGCTCAAGCGGCTCCGTATCTTCAACCGTCTCCGACCGTTCCACACTAAGCTCAAGCGCACCAACCGTATCCAGCCGCCCTATCAGTCGGCCTGACAATCTTGTGGCAATGCACCAGGCGGAACAGGATCGGCAGGCTTTTATTGAAAACTCGCTGTCTGCGGCTGGCATTACTTCTTCTAATCGGTATGCAAACTACACAGTTACAGACCCGAAAACCAATGAAGTTTACTCGCCCCTAAGTGCCGCAGCGCAGTCTGCCATGAACAAAGCAGCTATGGAATATGGCGCAACTCCTGCTGGCGCAGCATACGCGGACAATAGGAACCAGATCAATTATCACATGGCAACGGATCGCCTGCCGACTGTCGACCAGACGCTGATTGACAATGCTACTGGCAAAAACACCAACCTGACAGCAGAGCAAATAGCGAAAGCCCAGGTTGACTTGGGGCGTGCGCTCGCAACATCAAAGGCACCTGGCTCTTCTTACGCTGACCCTATGGGAAACCTTATGGCCCCGAACATTGCTGGCAACGCGAACATGCTCGGCACCAACACAAAGGCCGATGAGTATGCAGCGAATTTAGCCAGCGGCTACAACAAAGCGACTGGCACACTCGGCGGCATTGGCGGTCGAGACTTGGAAATTGATGCTGCGGGGAATGTTGGTTTTAGCTCTGGCGGCAGCCGCGCAGTAAACGCTATTGGCTCTACGATTGCTGGCTTTGGCCTTGGCGCAATCAATCCCGCTCTGGGCGCGGTGGCAAGCGGCGTTCAGCTCAGCTCCACAACGCCTTACGACAACATGTATTCCCCAGCGACAACCACGCTGTCGTTCGATCCGTCCCGCGCGGCTGGGTCTCTGGTGATGAGTGGTGTCGCAAGCGCTGCTGTCCCAGCGATTGCGAAGGCGACCTACAACGGCTCAAACGCAAACATGGCTTTAGGGCTGGGCGTTGCTGGTGGTGTCGGCCTCGGAACCGTAGCGGGTAAACTGGCGGAGAATGCGGTCGGTAATATATCTAGCCCGATGACGCTCGGTAGCTTTGGCGGCTCCACTCCAGAGTCAAACGCCGTAGCTTTAGGCGCAAGTGCCGCGCAACCATCTGGCTTTAGCTCTCGTGCTGGCGCTGACGCTGGCAACGGCAACGGCAACGGCGGCCCTGGCGGTGTCAACGCCGCACCTGATGCCAGCGGCTCAGCCACATCTGGCCTCACCGCCGCCCCAACAATGAGGGCGTCCGTCCAGTCAACGACTGGCGCGGACGTTGGCGCGAACCTTACATCTCCAGGGTCAACGGACACATCGAGCTTCAACTCTTCTGCGTTCATCGAGCAGAACGCTGGCAACCTGACAGGGTCTTCAGTCCAGCCGACAGACTTGGCGGGGAACGTGGCCGCAAACTACGAACTTAACCCGCTGTTCTATCAGCCGCCTTCAGGTGTCAACTACTTGACTGCGGGACGACAGCGCACAGACGGCGGCGTAACTTGGGCAAAAGCAAACAGTCAAGACGCGTGGAAAAGCGCTCGAAGGGCTGGGTTTGGTGATCGCATTGTCGGCACCGTAATCGGATAAGGATAGAAACATGTGTTTTAGCGGCGGAAGTCGGGGTTCGGCCCCAGCAGCGAGACCAACACCAGCGCCCGCTCGTGCGGCAACGCCTGCCGCTGCGGCGCAAGCTACGCCTTCTTCTTTTGTCGGTGCGGACGGGGCTGTTGTCGGACAGCAACCAGCCCCTAGTGTGACGCAAAGTCAAAACGTGCGTCAAAGCGAGCAAAGACGCATTGCTTCGACAGCCTCGGAGCCACAAGCCGCGACCGCCACAGCGAAGGACACGAAGCAATTCTTCGACGCCACTCGCGGCGACGGCGGCGGGGAGTTCCGTGGCACCAGCCCCTTTAATGAAATCCCGAACGGCGACAAATTTTATAACCGTCGTGGTGGAGGGGCAGAAGTCCCTGGGGTTAGTGTCGTAGTCGAAAACCAGCCCAATGCCCCCGCAGTTGGCGGCGGCGCACCTGGCGTTGGAGAGCAAGGCTTTGGCCGTAGGGCGCTTGTCGGCGCGGACGCGACAATTGTGTCAGCCGCTGACCCGCAGTCTTATGTTTCAAACGACGCAAGCGCCCCAGCGGCTCAAGCGCCGAGCGACGTCGCGGCTGACCCCAACTATGTTGAGCCTGGCCCAAACACCGCTTACATTGTTGACCAGCAATACAACATGCCGATCTCGGCCCAAGGTATTCAGGGCTTCATTCAGAACGATCCGCGCGTCGCCGCCGCTCCAGGCGGCCCAATCTCGCGCAACCTGTCAGCAGCACGCACAGGTTACGGTCGTCGGTTCAACTGAGGAGCGTATCTCATGGCGTTTGGTGAAGCTCTTGCCACAGCAATCGGAAGTTTCTACGAGCCAGGGTCGCAGCAAGCCGCCCTGGCCAGTTCTATTGGTGGTTTAGCAGACGTCGGCATTGGTGCGTTTCAATACATAAGCGCCAACAACCGTGCAAACGCGGCGGCTCAAGCGCAGCAGGCTCTGATAGATAACCAAGTCGCAATGGGCCAGGCTCAGTATGCCGACGAGAGAGCGATCCGCGAGCGCGTTCTTAGCCGCGTCTCTCAGCTAGACGGCGCTCTGAAGGCGACACTCAACAATTTAGGCGCACGCGCTGGCGTGAACCCTGGCGACATTGCTCAAAACTACGATCTGTTCCGCACTCAAATCATGGATGACTACAACAAGTCTCTCGACCGCATCTCGTCCCAAGGCTACGCAGACGCCATCCGACGTGGCATGGACTCATCTACTCAAATGACAGATGAGCGCCGAGCGCTTGCGGATGCGGCAGCGGCAAACATCCCGAAGCTCCAGCAGTCAGCATATGACGCCGCCATAGCGCGAAGCACTCAATATGCAGACGCTGTTAATTATGGTAGGACCGACACCCTAAAGGAGATGAGCGACGTCTATGGCTCGCCAATCCAATACGAAACCAACTTAATGCCAAACAATGGGCCTACCATTTCTGGCGCTGCCATCACAAACCAAGGCACAATGGCCAACAATTTGGCCTCTGCTGCGGCAGACTCGCAGACATATCTTGGCGATGCGGTTGGCCGCTTTACAGAAACTGTCGCGCCAAACTTTGGCTACGCTGTGAGCGGGCGCGGTTCGTTTGTCGATCCGTCTGCCAAGACTATTGCGGACCTTCAGGCAGAAAATGCGCGTCTTCGCGCTTCAGTGGCGGGGTAAGCCATGCTCGGTGCAAACTTTGTTAATGCTCGCAACTCTGAAGTAGATCGGCAGCGAAAACTTCGCAGCGAAAACCTTCAAGCCTACAACGCTTTTGTAGAAACGCAGAAGGCGTCTGGCGCTCGCGTGAACGCCGCAGACTTTGAAAAGTTCCGCAACAACCTTGCGACCAATCCTTACATGAACGCGTTCTTGCCGAGCGAGACTGCCGTTCAATCACAAGCTCGCCAAATCAACGTAGAGGTTGCACGCCGCGAAGCGGCTGCTGCCAACGCTGCAAGGGCGGCTAGTCTTGCTCGCGCAGAGGCCGAGTTTAAAGGATACACAGGATTGGTCACGACGCTCGCAAACGCTGGTGTCGACCTAACATCAGAGGCGGGTCAAACCCAACTGTCTCAAATGGCGCTAAGGCAGTTTGGCATCAAAGACACTTCTGCGTTTTCGCCCCTTCTTCCTGGCATGATTAACGCCAACACGAACACAAGCGCTACAAGTTTTGTGACCACGATGGCTGGCAATGGGATCACAACTCTGCAAGCCGCGCAGCCGTTCATCGCTAATCTTCCACCAGCCCAGCGAACCGCCGTCACAAACCTGTTCACTGCAAGAGACAACCAAAAAAACACCGACGACTCACAGGCCGCAGCAGCCATCTTGACTCAAAATTTCAACGCATACTCTACCGCTGGGGGCGGTGACACTGTGGCTGCGCTTGCAGCTTATAACGCCGCCGCTGCGGTTTCTGACCTCGGAAAAGACCCTGCCGTTGCAGCCGCGACAAAGGCCGCATTTGAAGCATTTATGAAGGGCAACACAACCGTCGCCGAGCGGCAAGCTATTGCGTTGTTTAACGGTGAAACACTCATAAGCAATCAAGCGGCTTTAGAGTTAAGCCGAGACCCGACCGCCCTTCGCGACACGGTTCGCGCTCAGCTTGTTGCGTCTGGCATCCCGATGCCGACAGACGAGCAGGTCGATCTGGCCGCCAATGCAGTCTCGGCTCGCGCTTCGCGACAAGCAGGCGCGGTATCGGCTACTACGGTCGGCAACATTAAAGCAAGCGTGGCAACTATTCTTCAGGGTCCAGACTCAGACCAATCTGCTGCGCTTCGTGCAATCACAACACCAGCTCAAGCTGAAGCCTTCATCGCTCAGTTTGGCCAAAACACCTCTCGTGTAACTGATGCCGAACTGGCTGACTTGGTCTCGTATATCCAAACCGCCGCTGGCCAAGCTCGCACAAACCGAGACACCAGCCGAGCAGAAGAATATCAAGCGGCTGCGCTCGTGGCACGCAACGACGTCAACACCAAAATTGGCGAGATTATCAGCAACAACAGCGCTGCCAATGTGCGTCTTCAAAATGTTCAGACAACTGACGAGGCCGCTGCCTTTGTCGCCACTCTTGGAGTTGACATAAGCACCATGAGTCCTGCCGAGACAGCGAGCCTTTATTCGAGTGTTTTGGGGATGGCATCCGTCTCGCGTAACGACGAAGTCGACCGCGACGCCGCACAGTGGACAGCGCTTGTGTTGGGCCATGACCTAAACGGAAACTCTGCCGAAGGGGTTCAAGCGTTCAAGAATGACATGGTAAGAGCTTTGGCGAACGGGGAAGCGGAAGTCCTTGGCGTCATGAACTCCCACCGTGAGTCTTTGGGTATGGACCCATACAGCAGCACCGCTGACCCTGAGTTCAAAGCTGATCTAGCGCGCGCTGACAATATGATGCGCGGCGCGGCAAAGGCAGAGACAGTTCGCGTCACTGCTGCTGTCGCTGCTGCGGCTAACGCCGCAGTATCCGCAAATACAGCAAACCAGTCGCGCGGCCTTGCCCAAGTCTTGATTGGCCAGGACACCAAAAGCGCTGTCTACAGACTGGTAGGTGGTGGAATCGACACAAACTACTATCTCGGCACAATGCAAGCGGGCGCAGTTGTCAATGCTGCATACAATTACTTAGAGACCCACCCAGACATTCGAGATGCTATCGAGAAGGGTGACGTAAACGCGCAATCGGTCGCAGCGGAGCAATTGGCTGCTGCGCTTGGTCTGCCGAGCAAGGCAAACGCTCTTGCATATGAGACGATAAACCAGGCTAGTCTTGTCGGCGGGGAAGAGTGGGCAGCCGTTACATACGGGACGTCAGCTATTAACTTTGTCGATGGCCAAGTTGGTGACATTAACGGCGGCATCGAGCAAGCCATCGCTGCAATCGAACTATTGCCGACAGACGCGGACCCAACCGAAATTGCTGCAATTCGCGACGACATTCTCGCTGCTGCCCCTGCAATGCTCGCGGCTGTTGAGCAAAACGTCCGAGAAGGTGGCTATCGCTACGTCTTGGACTACGCGCAGACAAACCCTGCTGCTTTGAATAGCATGTTCACGAATGCCGCAGCAAATGTCCAAGCCGCCATAGACCGCCTCAATGCCGCTACTCCAAAAGCTGTCTCGCGCGGCGTAAAAGACAATGGCGATGGGACTGTGACGCTTGCTCCAGGTAACGCGCAAGGCGCGGCACCAGGGACATATAAGTTCCAAACAAGCCCTGGCGGGTTGCCGCAGGCCGACCTAAACAGCCCAATCGCTTTGGCCCCAGCAAGCGTCGCCCCAGCAAGCGTCGGCCTAGCAGTTGATCCACTTGGACCTGCTTACCCAGAAGACCCAAATAACTCTGGGTTTACAAACGACATCAACGCCATGTTAGGCGTGACGAAACTGAGCGCTGCGAAAACTGAACTTCTTCAGCTTAATTCCAGAATCTCAACTGGCTACACAGACCTTCCAAGCGGAAGCCCATTAGCAAGAGCATGGGGTTACTTTACGGGGACTGAAGAAGAAAGACTTCAGCGTGCCGAAGTAAACGAACTGCGTTACTTCATGCAAACCCGTGAGGCAGCCGAGTTCTTGGCAACATACCCAGGCACGCGAGATTTGCTATACCGCGATCCTTTGGCTTGGCAGCGTCTTGCGAAGACTGGCCGCGCGGCTCCGCCGCGTGTAGCAGCAAACGTAAGCCCCCAGTAAGGACGACTAGCAGACCCCACGTTCGGTATCCTCCACCCGATAACTTCGGAAACTGGAGAACCGAACGTGGAAAGCATTCGTGACGCACGCAAAAGATTTCAAGCATCTTTGTCTTCTATATCGGCCCCAGCGGCCTCAAGCGCAGACCCGCTGGGGTGGGCGCGAAATGTAGGGGACACTGATACTGCCCGCGCCGCGCTCAACAGCTCCGAAGCATTCAGCGACATCTCGGAATACTACCGCCAGCGGGACGGCAAGACGTTTTCCAACCATGATGAAGCGGTTGACTACTTTATGTCTGACCGCCGCTGGCGCAACAACAACTCGATCAGTCTTGCTCGTGACCTTTACGACGTAAACACGCAAAGCGATATGCAGGGCCAGCGCCTGGCGCGTCTCCAAACAGTCTTTGACCAGCTCCCGAACTTCTACGAAGAAGGTGGCTCTGGCGTTGCTGGGCTTGCAGAAAACGTAGCCGCAAATGTCCTCGACCCAATCAACCTTGTCGGCTTCGGCTCTGGTGGCGCTGCCGCAAAATCGGCGGTCGCGGCTGCCCGCGTTGGTGCAGCCCGACTGGGGCGCGGCGAGGCAACACGCATTGGCGTCACGGCGGCTGTCAAGGCGGGTGCGCGAGACGAAGCGCTTGCGTCTGGCATCACGGAAGCAGGCTTTGATTACGGCATCCAGAACCGAAACGTGGCACTTGGCACTCAAGACGAAGTTAGTCTGACGCAGGCGGCGACCGCTGGCCTTGTTGGGGCTGCAATCTCCGCCCCCATCGGCGGCGTCATGGGCGCTGCTGGCGCGGTGCTGCCTAACCCGATGAACCGCACCACTGGCCTCGGAGGCCGCAACTCGACAATCCTTGGCGCTCCGACTGGCAATATGCAGAACAACATCCAGGCTGGCCTGCGCCAAGGCGTCGATACCCGCCGAGCGGACAGCGCCGCTCTGCGAGTGGACGAGCAAGCGGCAAGCGCTGCTGCGCGTGGCATTACGGACCCAAGCGGCGATAGCATTCTTGACGACATCAAGACGTTGCACAGCAACTTGAGCGATCCAGAAGTCGACACCGTTGCTGCCGAGGCCCGCATCAATCAAGAGCTTCCAGTGCAGTTGGCTGATGGCGAGCAAGCGCCCGCTCGCATCAAGGCACCTCAAGACCGACTGGCCGAACAGATCAGCGCCTACGAATTGCGTAAGTCTCAGGCCGAGATGTTTCGGCAGCGTGCAGCGCAAATCTCTACAGAAGGCACTGGCGCTCCAACAAGCGGCGACGCCACAAAGGCTGTCAGCCGCATCCAGTCGGAGTCTCGTGTTTACGCTGACGCAGCGAACAACGCAGAGCGCGACGCCGCGATCATTCGGGAGCGCTTCCAGAAAATCGTCAACGGTCAGGTAGAGATCGACACGCCAGATGTCGGGGTTGATGCCGCAGTCGCGACGGCACAACGCACGCAGCAAATCGACACGAACCAAGTCGAAGCCGTTCGGCAAATCACATACGACCCGAACGGGCCTGCAAGCACGGGGACAATGCCAGACGGCTCTCCGACGCGGGCGCAAACTCCTTATGAGGCAGAGACAACGCGCCTTCGCGATGCGGCTATCATGCCAAGTCTTAAAGGCCAAGAGTTCCGCCCAACTGGCGGCGAAGCCGCAACTGACGTCGCGCCTGTAGCTGACGCGCCAGATGCAGCTCCGACCCCTGTCGTAGACAACCGCGACTCAATCGCCAAGCTGCAAACGGAAGCGGATGCGCTGGATGGAGAAGTCGCGACCCTTAGCAACCAGATCAAGGGGCTAAAAAACCGCGCCACTCGTCAGCGCAATGTGGGCAACGAGCAGGCTGCTGCCGATTTTGAGGCTCAGGTATCAGAGCTTGATACACGCCGCTCCGAAGCCGTCAGCTCTGCGAAAGCAAAGCGTGCAGAGGCGCAAACAATCGAAGAGCGCTACGCACAGCGCAACGCAATGCCAAGCGAGCCTGAAGTTTCCGTCGAAGCCGCAGACGTTGTTGCGGCGACGCCGAGCAAGAGCGGCACCGTGATCGGCGCGGATGCGAGCGACACTGTTGCAGAGGTTGCTTCGGAGCCAGTGCTGTCGCAGGAAGACGTCCTGTCCCGCACTTTGGGTGAGGCATACAACGCCATTGACGCACTCCTTGCTGGTGCCAACGGGGGGAAAGTCGAAACCCAAGTCGAGTTTCTGACTGGTCTTGGGTATGACGCCAAAGAAATGAAAGCTGTCTTGCGAACCCTCGGTGATGGACGCAAGCGTGCTGGCCGTGAAGCCCGTGCAAAGTTCATGCGTGATGCTGTCCGCAAAGCCGTCGTAGACGTGTTCCTTTCCGACACCATTGATGCAGTCGCTGCGTCTGATCCAGCGATGGCTTTCCACGCCAACCGTATGCTGGCCACCATTGACACATTCCCAGAGGCAATCCGCGCCGAAGCCACTGACGCCTATTATGGCTTTGTGCGCCAGCAGGCTCTCGAAGGGTTGATCCTGCCGCGACTAGAGGCGCACAACTACAACTTCGCGAACGTAGTCGACGAAATTTCGTCCATTTACGGCGACGAGATTGGCGCTATCGCATCCGACATCTTGGCCCTGAGTGATGACGGCTTCCTTCAGTTCGCTGGGATACCGAAGTCGAGCCTGGATAAAATTCTTGCGGAGCTTCCAGCGGACGCGGCGGCCCGCGTCACGGCTATGCAGGAAAAAGTCTACAACGCCATGCTGCAAAGCGGGCAGATGTCAGAGGCAAAAGCTCTCGAAGTCGCACGCAAGATCGCGATTGAGCGCGCAGAGACTGAAGCACGGAACGTGGGCAACTCCTTTGTTGTCGACAACGCAGTTGTTGATGGAAACATTCAGCGCCTGAAGTCTGCACAAGAGGCGCTTCGCACGGCTCGCCAAGAAATGAACGGCGTGTTTGCAACAACTCGGAGCGAGCGACCCAAAGTCACGCGCTCCGAAAAAGTTCGCCGTGATGAGAAGGTTCAGGGCGAGATGCGCTCGCTCCTGTCTGGCCGCAATCAAGAAGACTTGACTGGCCAAGAGCGCGTCAAGCTCCTTGAGCTTCGCGACAAGCTGGAGACCACAAAGCAAAATTACACCCAGTTTCTTTTTGAGGCTGGTGAAGGGAAGACTGAGGCGGAAGCCATTGCTGCCAACGCTCGTGCAAAGCAGCGCGAGCTGTATGCTGCCTTCAGCATCCCCGCTGATGTGCCAATCGGCACGGCCATCGACATGTTGGAGCGCCGTGTCTCCCGCGTCGAGGCTGGCCGAGGTAAAGCGCAACGGGTAGACGCGCCAAACCAGGTGCGCCTGTCCCGCGACATCTCCGTTGGCGAGGGTGCGGCGGGCAACGCCACCCACATGGGCAAGACGCAGCGCCAAGGCTACGGCTCTTACACGCAGAACGGTCGAGTTGTTGAAGGTGGCGCACCTACGTCGGTGCAGTCAGTCCTCCGCAAGTCCAACTCGTTTGGCTACACTGGCAAGCTGCTACGGTCTCGCCGCAGCGTAGACGCGAATGGCCAGACCGTTCGCGAAAACGCCATCGTAACAAGCCTCATGGAAACCCTTGAAGCGCAGCGCCTAAAGAACAGCAAGAACCGAATGACTGCTGATGCGATCAAGCGTCAGCGCTCCATTGACGCGTTTGAAGCAGACACAACTGGCAGAGCGTTCGATGTCGTAGGACACGAGGCTGCCATCGACGACATCCAAAAGGCTGACAATCGCGTCAAGTCCGCACAGCGTGCGCTGGACCGCAATGCAAAGCCAGAGGCCGCAGACACGCTGTCTGGCAAGCTGGACGAAGCAATGGCGGCGCTCAGCGAGACGATCAACAAAGCCAAGTCGAAAGGCTTTGTCACGGCTGGCGAGATTGAGGCGTCGAGCGGCAACCCTGTCGCGGCCATCAAGCGCAAGATGGAGCAATACGTTCGCTCCACCGAGCAAGAGGCTTCTGCGAACGTGGAGGAAGAGGTTCGCAAGAACCTTGCCGACACGATCCGCACCAAAGAGATTGCAGCTCGCGGCAACCGCATCGCCGCCGAGATGCGCGATCTCCTCTCAGGCCGTCGCGCTGAAGACCTTAGTGGAAAAGAACTGGAGACATACGCAAAGCTGCGCGATGACTTCGCGCGATTGACAGTCGAGCTGAAGTCAGAGGTTCGGTCGGCAGACGCCGCGTCACGGTCCGCTATGAAGCCCATGAAGTCTGCGTTGCGTGCAGAGCGTGCGGCGCGTCGCAATGCTATGGCAGAAAACATCATGCAGTCTCGCCTCTCCGACGGCGAGATCAGCGTTATGACAGAGGAAGACTGGGCGCGTTTTTACGGAGAGCCTGTCGACCCCACAGAGTATGCCGAAGACCTGGCTTCCGCACAGTTGAGCGCGGACAAACAAATGCGCTTGGCCTCGGCTGAAAAGTCTGGGCAAGAAGCGATCAACAGCGAAGCGCTCATGGGCAAAAGCCGTGCTGAGTTGCAGGCGATGGTGGCAGACCTTCAGTCTAAGCTGAAGCGCATCCAGTCCAACGACCAGCAGCCAGACCAGCCACCCGCCAGCGCGAAATACCCGCCATACATCCGCAAGGTTGATGGCATTGAGATCGACGTCAACAACGACTTCAAGTTCATCAAAGGCGAGACTGGGACGTCCGTCCGCTTTGACGACGTCGAGCTTGGCGTTATCAAGCGGCTGCCAGATGATGCTGGCGTCACGTTTGAAAAGCTGGCCGACGCCAGCCCGAACGTAAGCCGCGACATCCGACTTTTCCAAGACGCCAACCAAGTCCGAGACTTTATCGCTCGCGAGTTCATCGGTCGCGTGAAGGAGAAGCAGGCTGGCACGCAGCTCTTCGACGAGACGCCAGACGAGATTGGCTACGAATACACTGTTCCTTGGAACGACTCAGGCACCTACGCTGGAGAAGCGCAGAGATCAGTGGTCGCAGAGCAGATTTCTGACCCGATCAATGACCCTCAAGTCTTGGGCCGTGCTGACGACTTGATGTCTCAGACGGAAGATAACTTCGACATCCCCGCTGGCAAGCGGCTGGCGGTTCAGTTTGTAGACCCGAACCAAAAGACATTTGGCACCGTGCGCGTTCCAGTCGGGAAGCAGAGCCTGGGGCAAGTCCTCAAAGCGTCTGCCTCCCACGAGTTCACAATCGGTTACGTCGATGCACAGTTCAAGTCAGGCTCTGCTGGCGCACAGCGCACGTTCCGCCCGCTCAGCAGCGATGACGTCATGGTGCCATTCAACAGCAGGGTTCCCGTCCGCAGCTCGGACTTTGAGGCCATGCCATCGCAAGCGCAAACCTTGGCGCAGTCTCCGCGTGCGCGTGTGAACAAGCCGCTGTCTCTGGATGCTTTGCACAAGAAGCCAATCGAGGCTGGGGCGGAGTTCAAATCGCCAGTCCCAGAGTGGGGCGTCAAGCTGTCAGAAATGCGCTCGGTGGCAGACCTGCACAACTACCTTTTGCGCCTTGAGAACATCGACTTTGGCCGCCTCAGTTCGCCAAAGCTGATGGATGAGTTTATTGCTCACCGCATCGAGGTCGGCCAAGCGATGCAGCGCCACGCCCCGCAAGGCGTTCAGAAGATCGACCAGACGATGAGGTCGGCAGAAGGCCAGCTCAGAGAAATTATGGGGTCTCGCGCACCAGAAGAGATCGAGTCAGCCATCGGCTTCCTGATGAGAGTCTCTGGCCTGGACAGCCGCCGCGTGCCACTGATGACCACTGCGACAGGTCGGCCTGCATATGCACCAGCCGCTGCACCAACAGCCAAAAATGGCGCGAGCCGAGTCTACCCAGGGACGCAGATCAACGACGACAATGTTGGTCGCATCATTCTGGGCGACGACGCGCTCAACGCTGTCGACGCGAGCGGGCGCAAGTATCTTCCAACCAGCGCCACTCTGGTTCACGAGACTGGCCATTGGATTTACCAAAACCTCCTCGATGAGAGCGACAAGCTCGCTTTCTGGCAGGCGATGCGTAAGTTCGTGAACGAGTCTGGTGTAGATTTCGCTGCGCTAAAGCGCGGCTCTGGCGCTGTATTCGATAACGAGCTTGCGTCTCCAGCCGAGTTCTTTGCAAACCAGTTCATGGCATACACCATGAAGACCAACCAGATTGACATGTCGATCTGGAAAAAGGTTGCCAAGATGGCGGTCACTTTGCTTCGCCGTATCGTGCGCGGTGAAGAAGACTTCGAGATCGACGCTGACATTCTGCCAATCTTCATGCGGCACATGCCCCCGCTTGACGTGGACCCTGAGACTGGCCTTCTGACGGGCGGCGTGAGCCGCTTCGCTGGGCTTGAAGAAGTAGGCAAGCTCCACGGAAAGCCGTCGTCTGTCCCTGGCGCTACGATGAACCAGGCACAGTTCAAGGGCCGACAGCTCGCGCAGCTTGACGAGGTCAGGGCCAAGGCACTGGCAGCTCTGCACGTTGGAGTAACCAGCGGCGACAGTCTGCGCCTTGCGACATCGCTGGAAGAAGTCGCGGCTAAACTGTATGGCCTCTACGGTGGCAAAACTGGGACCGCGCAGCACAAAACCACCTCTGGCCGTGAGGGCGCAAGCGGCTTCTCGCGGATGTATTCTTCCGACAGAAGCCCGACTGCACGCATAGTGAACGCTGCTCAGGCTGACCTTTACGCCTTTATCAACCAGTTGAAAGACGCAGGCTTTGAGGCTAACCGCTCAGCCGTAGCGAATGGGCGCACGTCCCTACTCCCAGACGGGATGGAAGTAAGTGCCGTGAACAGCATCTACGACACAATTGAAAACCAGACGCGGTCGCTCGATGGCGGGGCTTTTGAAGCGGACGCGATGGCTGCTGCCTCGATCCGCAAGGCTGGCCTCGATGGGCTGGACCGTGAAGCTATGGATCACCTTCGCCGCCTGGGCCGAAACGTCCTCTACGCTCTGGAGAAAGACATCAAGTCGAAGCTGTCAGAGTTCAACAAAGCAATGCCGCGATCCGCTCGCGGCGCTGGAGTTATGGTCAGACTGGACGGCAGCGCGTTTACAACGCGTGGCAACCAGAAGAGCCAGCGTTACATGCGGTTGAACGCTGCTCAGGCCGCACAGGAAAAAGCCACAGTCGAGGCGGCGCAGTCTATTGTGGATGCGCTCAACCAAGCTGGGCTGCGCGACGTGCTGTCCGACCTGACGGATGAACAGCTTCTGGACATGGGCCGTGGCAACGCCAAGTCGCCACGCAAGATGACGAGCGCAGAGCTTCTCGCTGGCATCAATGTGCAAGAAAACGCCGCACGCAGCGCGGAGCTTGCCAATGAGCTTCGCAGCCGCAACATGCCGATCCTTGACCTGACGAAAGTCATGGCTGAGCTGACAGATGACCAAGCAAAAATAGTCGCTTTCGCACGGCAGAGCGAAGCAAACTCTCGCGAGGCTCTGAACCAAGCGCTTATGCTGGGCGACCCGCGGATGATTGAGATCACCTCTCTCATCGCACGCGAAAACTGGGGTGTTGAGAACCCAGTGGCAGTGACCAGCCCAAAGGTCAGCAAAGCGGTAGAGCTTTCGGACGCCTTGAACAGCGGCGTATTGGACGAGGACGGCTTGGACGCAAGTCTGCCCTCTGGCCTGCGTGATTACGCAAACCTTGTCACGCATCGCAACCCCAAGATCAAAGACAAGATTGGGCGGTTGTTCACAAACATGATGCACCACCTGTATTCGGAAGCAGAGCTAACTGGCGCTGAGCCTCTCATGCTGACGCCATACGATGCAGCCCAAATCCTTGGCCGCTCAGACCTAGACAATTTCCAAGACGACGTCGCCCTGCCAACAGACAGCGACCTTTACAACAACATGAGAGGAGCCTTCCGCTCGGTTGCCGCGTCGCTTGAGCAGGGCCGCGTCGAGGACGCAGTCGATTTTGTCTCCAACTTCGGGTATTCGATCATGTCTCCTAGCGAGCAGGGCGCGTTCTCAAAGATTGGCAAAGCCAGCGGCATCTCTGGCCGTGAAATGCACAACGCTCTACTCTACAAGTCTTTGCGCGGACAGCTCCTGATGGACAACTTCCGCTCTCAGAACGGAGGCGAGACCCTCGCGCGTCTGGTGAAAGAGAGCCAAGACCGCGTCATCCACGTCCTTCGCGACGTGCGCGACGGCTCAAGCAGCGATGGCTTTGTAATGTTTGCGGCCTACGGCGACATCTACGCCGCAATGCGACGCCGCACCCCATTCGCCAACGCAGCATTCTCTGTCTCAAAAGACAGCGTCCACCCGTCTATTGCTGCGCGTGTGGCCCGCGAAATCGTGGGTAGCATGTCGCCTTCCGCCGACAAAGGCGCTCGTAGGTTCTTGGGCGTTGACGACAAAGCAGACCTGACACGCAGCGTGTATCATGTCGTGACTGAAGAAGGAGAAGTTCGCGGGGTCACGCAAACCGAGTCTGGTGTGTATGGGCGTGGTGTTTACCTGAAGCGCAAGGCCGATGACGGTTACGACGCTATGGGATACAAAAGCGACCTTGAGAACAGCATCTCTAAGGATGCGGCATCTCCTGACATGGCACGCGCTGGCCTGGACGCAGCGAAAGAGATCATCTCGCTCCGCGAGCGCCTGCTGCAAGTCGCGGCACGCGGCGCTGGCCCAGATGAAATTCAATCAGTCCTCCAGTCAATCAAGGCAAACTGGGCTATCGCAAAGGCAGCGTCGCAGAACGCACACAGCAAAGACGTAATGCCCGTGTTTGCACGCTTGAGCGACGCGTTCGATGTGAGCAGCAAGTCAAAATACACGCTTGGTGCTGGCAACGTAAACATCGACCACCTCCTCGTCAGTCTGATGGACAATGGGCTGGTGTCGCGGCGTGGCCTAGAGAGCCTGCAACAAAACCTGCCGTCCAGTTTCTCTGGCCGCCAGCTCTACGAAGCCCTTACAAGCGATGTCGGAGGGATCATGCACCTGCATGGCGACTCCATTGACGGGGTCAATGCACGAGACCGCCTCAACCAACACCTTCGCGATAACGGCTACGACAGCATTATCACAGACGAGGGCGCTGTTGCCTTTGACATGGGTTCTGTCCGCCCGCTGCAAGATCGGTTCAATGACTTTGCCGAGATGGAGGGTCGCCCAGCTTCTTATGGCGGCAAGACTTCCATCGACGTTCTTGAGGAAATGTCATTCAACAACGCTCCGATCCGCTCAGGCGCGTCGGTCGCAATCACTGTCGACTTGCAAAACGCAGGCGTCCCCGAGGCGATCATCAAGCCTGTTCGCAAGATGCTGAAAGGCCGCGAGCTGTCCAGCGCGGACGTCGAGCGCGTGAACGAGTTTTCTAGCGTCCGAAACTTCTTCTCGGAAAACTCAGTGCGCCTTCGCAAGATGGGTGCCAACTGGTTCGCTGATGTCATCAAGCCGACCAATGGCGCTGGAGTGCAAGAAGCGCACTCCGCCGAGATGGGTCGCGTCCTTGCTTCCGTATTGAACGGAACACGCAAAGGCGACGTCGCGCTGAACACCCTCCCAGATGCCACCAACTACGCAAAGCGCTGGATGAACCGCAACAAGTTCTGGGGCAGCGTGGCGCAGCCTGCAAGCCACCGCCGCATCTTGGATGCTATTCGTCAGGGGAGAGCGGCAGTCGCGAACCTGAAACCAGATGAGCGTATTGTGGCCTACAAAATCGTTAAGTCGTTCGACGAAGAGCTGAAGCGCATGAAAGACATGGGCATTCACGTTGGCGATGCTCGCGGCCAAAGTGATTTCTACTTGCCACAAGTGTGGAACATAGAGGCAATCCGCGACAACCCATCGGCCTTCATCGAGTCTATGACCCGCGTGTTCATGCGAGAGCAGGCGACACCAGACTTTACGAGTGGCCGCGAAAGCGTTGATGCTATCAAGGGCCGCGTAGAGAAAATGGTCCAGCGTATGCTGGACACTGATGGCGACTTTGTGAACGCGATTGACTCAGCACGCACGGTCATGTCCGACCCGTTCTACTCGCGGATCATTCGCCTTCAGCCAGGCGACTACAAGGACATTGATGGCTTTATGGTCAACGACCTTGAAGGTCTGATTGTGAAGTATTTTGACCGCACCGCACGAAAGCGCGTCTTGACTGAACGCATTGGCGTAAACGGTCACGCACTTCTGGCTTATGAGCGCGTCGCTGAAGGCGGGATCGAGGCCGCCGCTGACATCCTGTCTCAGAACAAAATCAGCGCGAACACCAAGCAAGGCACGCGAGCTGGTTTCGCCGCAGTGGAGGACGTGACGGTTCCGCGCATAGCGGCAAGCAAGGAGACAATCACGCGAGCGCTAACAGAGGCAAAGCGCATTCTGGCAGATAAAAAGAACGCGGCTTCCAAGTCGCAAGCTCGGAACATCCTGGTCAATCTTCAGGATGCTGCCTTCCGCACAGAGCCTCAGTTCTTGAAGAGAGTAGATGCCATCGTCAATGCGATGTCAGACTTTAATAGCCGCCCGATCAGCCGTCAGGCACTGTCGGAGATTGCGGGCATGAACAACCTTCTGAACCGTCGTCCGATTGAGGGCAACGGGACAGGCATGTCGCACGTCGTAACGCGCCGACTCAAGGCGTTTAACTCTGTAACGCTTCTCGGCTTCACCACGTTGACGTCCATTCCAGATACCGCGCTGCCTCTTATCCGCAGCGGCAACTTTGGCGCATTTGCTAAAGCCTGGAAGAACTACATGGCTGACCCAGACTACCGCCGCGCTTCCAAAAACTTGGGGGTTGGCATCGACAACCTGCTGCACCAGAAGATGGCAGAGATCGGAGGCGAGGGTTCGCAAAGGTTCAGCAACGCCTTCTTCAACTTTACCATGCTGACTGGCTGGACAAACGTCCAGCGCGAAGTCGGCGCTATGGTGGGGTATGAGGCAATGCGTGCTGAGCTTGGGAAAGCGACACGCCTGCGGCGTGAGGGCAAGACCAACTCTGCGTCTTACAGAACCTCAATGCGCTTCCTAGAGCGCTACGGCCTGACTGGGCAAGGCGCTTCATACGACTTCATGAAGCCAGGCGCGGTGGCCCTAGATGTAAGCAGCTCGGACGGAGCGGCCCATAAGGCTGTGCAACTTGCTACACTCAGGTTCGTCAACGAGTCTCTGTTCATGCCAAGCTCGAACGACATCCCGCAGTGGGCCAACACGCCTTGGGGCAGCGTCGTGTTCCAGCTCAAGTCGTATCCTCTCATGATGATGCGCCTGACAAACGACGTGTTTGGGGAAGCCAAGAAGGGCAACATGAAGCCGCTGGCCTACCTCGCGACGGCAGGCGTTGGGTTTGGCGCTATCGCACTCTCGGTTAAGGACGTCGTCCAAAGTCGTGGGGGCGATGACAACCGCCAGCGCGAGGTCCGCGAGCGCAGGCTAAGCCAAATGTTCCCTGGCCTTGCGGCAGCAGTCGGCATTCCAGAAGACAGCAACACTGACGCCGCCCTCGGCTGGTATCTTCAGTCCATGATGGCTGTCGGTGGCATCGGCCTGCTTGGCGACTTCTTCTTCCAAGCCGCAGAGCAAGCTGACAACGGTGCATACGGGCAGACGCGGATGATGTCTTACGTCCTTGGGCCTAGCGCATCGCTTATCCCTGCCGCGATGGACGTGGCGGGCGGCGTGTCTGAGGCCGCGTTTGGCGGGACAAGCCCAGGCAAGACTCGCCAAGCTCTGCGAACTGTAGCTGGCAGGGTTCCGATCTTAGGTGGTGTCGGTGACTTCCGCGAGACCGCCGCAGACCTTGGAGGCGACCCAACTGGGACTAAGACAAACACAGGCACAGGCTCCAGCTTCTCGTCAGGCTTCGGCTCTGGCTTCAAGAACGGGTTTTGAAAGGCAACATGATGGCACAAAAAAACGAAGTGATTATCCATTGTTCGGATACGCGCCCAGACTGGATGTCTGGCCGCCCGACAGCGGAGAAAGTCGCTGAAATTCGGCGTTGGCACGTCAAGGAACGCGGCTGGAAGGACATCGGATATGCCGAGATCATTGACAGGGACGGCACTCGCTACCCTGGCAGAGACACTGACAACGACGGTGACACATGGGAAGAGATTGGGGCGCACGCCGTCGGCCACAATACAAACTCAATCGGGGTTTGCCTGCTGGGTGGACACGGGTCGAAAGCAACCGACAAGTTTTCTGACAACTTCACCCCAGAGCAAGAGCGCTCGCTTCTCCGCTTGCTTGGCGAGGTTAAGGCGCGTTACGGCAGCGTAAAAATCAGCGGCCATAACGACTACGCCCAAAAAGCCTGCCCTGGATTTAAGGTTTCAGACTGGCTGGCAAACTCCGAGCGCAGTCAGCGAGCGAGTATTTCCGAGTCTAAGACGATCCAGGCTTCGCAAGTTGCCAAGGTGGCGGCGGTGGCAAGCCCGATTGTCGGGATGTTCTCTAACGTCCCGTGGCAAACACTGGCAGTCATGGGCGCGTTCACTCTGATAATCTTGCTCGCGACTGGGATTATTGACTTGGAGCGCTTGAAGAAATGGAGGCGTGGGGATCGGTAATGCTTACTAAGCTCCACTCCTACGCTCTTTTCGCAACTGCCATAGTGTTGGCGGTTGTCGGTGTGTATTGGCGCGGCGTCAGAGATGGCGTCGCAAAGGTCGAGTCGAAGATAGACTCAGCCAGGCTCAACGCTGCACTCGAAGCAAATAAAATTGAAAGGAGCGTCGATGCGCTTTCTGATACTGACTTGCGTGATCGCGCTGGTAAGTGGGTGCGCTAACCCGTCTGGAAATTACTGTGACATTCACAAGCCACTTCTTTTTGGGAGCGGCGAAACAGTCGAATGGCTTGGCCAAAACGACCAAGACCTACTCCGTGGAATTGTTACAGAGAATGAAAAATGGGAAGCAATCTGCAATGGGTAAAAGGGCTTGGTGATAGACTGAGCGGGTGGGTAACCTCCTTGAGTCGAGTTGCAAACAACTGCCTCTTTGACGGCCCATCTGAAAGTCTTTGCTCCCGCGCTTGGAGGCTACGGGGGCAAAGCAAATTTTGGATGTGTTGGGTAAGAGTGTTCGGTCGCATACACTGCGCTAAGTCGTTCCGCGAATACCACGGCGATCAAGAGGAGCGCTGATTTTTCCTGTAAGTGGCGGCGGCAACGCTCCCTATTATGAAGTCGAGCGTCTTCTCCAGCCCGCCATCTATTCTTGTGTCGTTGACGATTGAGATGGTGGGAGCAATTTCGTTTATTTCACTTGAGTGAGTTGCGTCTGGCGGCTCGTCCTGGGTCGATAGTGAAATGACTATTCCGCCCATCGACTTTATCCGTTGGCCCTCGTTGAAGAACCTCACGTCGTCCGTCACTACCAACTGGCCACTGTCCATCATCGCTTGCGCCTTGTGCTGCCACATGGCCCCCCAAAGATCGCCGCCGATTATGTCCCGACCCCATTCCGTCCCCAGCGTCTGCATTGCAAATCGGGGCGTCTTTCCGCATAGCAAGTCGCATGGTAGCTCCTTCAGCTTCCCTTCGATGTGGTCCTCTGTCAGCCCAAAGCCACGAAGCATGTCTTTCAGTGGCCCAGCAAACTTCAAAACCTCATAGTTATATTTCTCATGTAGGTATTGTGCAGCATAAGATTTCCCGCTGCCCATACGCCCTGAAAAACCTATCAGACTTGGGATCATTTGCCGTCCTCCTTGTCAGCAAGTGCCAACCTGAGTGCAAGAAGTTCAGCAGAAAGCCAGCGCAACTTGTCCATCGCCTTGCGTCGGTCATCCAATTGCTTTGAGTTTATGCTGTCGTCGTCAGCGACCTGCTCAATAAGCCACTCGACATCACGAATCCTGTCGCGGCAGCTCGTCATCTGAGACTCTACCTCAATGATCCGTTTCGTTATTTCCAGCTTTGTGTGAGGTGTCTTCATTACTTTTTATCCAGTGGTGTATATGGCATCCAGCTAGAGCAGACGTCGCCCCCGCATGTTTCGCAGGCAAATGTCCCGTCGTGATTTCCTGTAGAGCGCCCACAAGTCCTGACGCTTCTTTCTTTCGGAAGCTCTCCACGCCAGCAGGCGTCAACCTTGAAGCATCCTCTGCAACGCCAGTCACTCTCATCAATGCTGCACTTTGCGGCCATATTAGAAAGAACTCGCTCGACCTTGAGGTTCAAAGACTCAAAGCGGAAGACGTCAAAGTCGACATACTCGTGATGGTATGCGCTGTTGTTCTTGTTGTAAGCGACGAGGACGAACCGCTCGATGCCAGACATCCCCATCATGAACTGCATTTGGTCATAGTAATTTGCGTGTGAGACCTTCACGCCTTTCTTCGCAAACTCGTTGAACTTGTTATCGTTCATAGATTTGATCTCGACACCGACAACCTTGTCGTCGATCTCAGTTAGCCCATCTGCGTGGCCAATGGCGTGACCGCCATAGGCCGTGTAGCGCCACTGCTTCCCAGTCATAGGGTCTTTCTCCATGACGTGGACGCCGCCTTTGGCCATGTCCTTCACGACAAGATATTCAATGCGGTGTCCGTCACGGAAAATACGCTTCAGTTGCTCGCTGGGTGGGGTATCTGGGTATCCCCGAAAGCTGAAAGCGATGCTCGCCTCGCAACTTTGACCGACACCAGATGCGCCAATGTATGCTCTCGCCTCGCCTCTCGGCTCGTTGGAGTATGCGTCTCTGATTTTGCCACTGATGTCGGTCATTGTTGTTCCTCAAAACGGGATGTCGTCGTCCAACTTCATACCGCCGCCAGTCGCTGGGGGCGCTTGAAAGTTATCTTTAGTCACCGCACCCGCCTGAGAGCCAAGCTCCGATGGGGCAAAGAAATAGTGGACCGCCGAACCAGTCTTCGTCTCGCCGTTTTTTTCGTAGCTGTCTGCCTTTACAGCAACTCCGACCCTTAGACCGCTCATGGACGACACGTCGCCTGGCTTGTCGGGGTTCGGGTGGCCGCCGTGGACAAGAAGAGCTTTGAGCTGCTCACGACCAATGCGGGTCGCATCATGCGAGGACGGGACGTGGACGTTGATCCAAGTCTTGATCGTCGCTTCAGAAGCGGTGTCCTTCAAGACCACCTCAACCTGCTTGCCATTTTGTCGCGTGTCCCGCAACGCGGCAGATTCCACGACGCAGAGATATTTTCCAGGCTGTAGCATGGAAGACTGACGCACCTCGACGCCCGAAAGATTGAGTTCGTTAAATGAAAATGCCATGAGATCACTCCTCGCTTGGCTGGTTTGTTTCAGGTGACTGCGCTTCTTTCCAAGCAACAAAGGTTGCGTCGTCCATGTCCATTCGGCGGAACAAGTCGACAATGTTGCCAGTGCGCTCGACCGCCCGAAGCCTGCGGTTCTCGTCACGCACTTTGCCTTTCCACCCCTTCACTTCTTCTGTGACGACGTATCTAAGGACTTTCTGGCCAGTCTTACTGTCCCCAGAGGTCGATCTGACGCCGCAAAAAACGCAGTCAAAGATGCCAGGGAGCTGCTGCATGGTGGCTTTGCCGCCCACCATTGGCCAGTATTCGGTGTTGCCGTTGTCGTCTTGGTTTTCTTTGGCGAGTGCCGTGACCAAGACGTGCATAGGCATGTCGCGAACCGCCTTACACGCCCCAACTAACTGCGCCGCATGGTTGCCCCACACCTCGAAGCCGTTGGCGTTTTTCTTACCTTGGCGCTTAGCGCTTTCTTGTGCTTCGATCTCTGCGGCCTTCATTGAGTGGTCACTCAGCTCAGTGAGGCTGTCGATGCCAATCCACTTGTAGCCGCGAGACTTAAAGTCGTCTGTCCGCGTCCACTTAAAAATGTCCACAAAGCTGAAGATGCCGTTGTCCGCATCGGAGCCGCCGTCCCATGAGGAGAATGGCAAGTAGTCAATCCCCGCAGACCTGATCGACGAAAGACCTGACTCGCCGCTCACGATGAAGCCTGGGCCATAGTGGTCCTGATAATGCTTAAACTGCGTGGTCTTTCCCCAGCCGTGGTGGCCATACAGGAGACACTTCCGATAAGATGTCGTGTGGTCCTTCGTGTTAAGGGGTGCAAACATTTACGCTACCTCCGCTACTTTGATCTGCGCCTTGCCCGCCTTGCGCGTCAGCGCTGGCAGCAAAGCCTTTTGCTCTGCATCGTCGAGCTGCTGAAACCTACGCTTGTCGACGGACAAAGAGCGTTTGACGTGATCTGGAAGGCTTGGGTGTTCCTCTAGGATTTCCTCAAGGATTTCGGTGTCCCACTGCCAGCGTTCAGGGCGGTTGCAAATCACAGCATACTTCCCGCCCACGACCAAAACAGCCTCACCAGACTCGTCGGAAAATTCTGTCGACAAGCCGTCTGAAAGTTTCTCCAGCTTGTCCTTTGTATTCTCAAGCTCGCGGCTCAGCGCGAGGAACTCTTCAGCCATGCGCTCAAGGTCTGATCGGTTCGAGATGTTTATGTAGGTGTCCCAGTCGGACATTGGCTTTCTCCCGTTAAAGTTAAAGTTGATAGGGACAAGCTATATCCAAGACATATCTCAAGCAACCATTAGGCATCCGTTTTGTCACACAAAGGTGACACAGATGTTTACCAGACGTGACAGCCCCAATAAGTATTGCCCTATTAGTAAGGAGAAAAAAGATGGGACTGCGCTTCAACGCGGCAAGGCTTGTAGAGGACTGCGGTGGTGTTTCTGCCTTCGCTCAGTGCTTGGGCAAAACAAGGACAGCTCCTTACCGAGCTATAAATACTGGGTATCTCGGAACCCCAACGCTGGCGCGTCTGCTGGCTCAACATCCGCACCTTAACCTTCATGATTATTTCGAGGAAACCAATGAAACAGCAGCAGAAAGCTGAATGGGTTGCCCGCCTGCGTGACGAGGCGGTTGCCGCCTTGGATCGCGGCTGGAACCTGATACCGATCAGCATAAACAGCAAGAAGCCTATTATCAAATGGCTCGACTTGCAGAGCCGCACACTAACAATAGACGAGCTAGACGACTGGTTCGACAACGGTGTGCCAAGCGCAAGCGGCCAGCGGATAGCCCCTTTCAACTTGGGCGTCGTGACAGGCTCTATCAGTGGCATTCTTATCTTAGACTGCGACAACGAGGACGCCTTGAAGCACGCGTCAAAGGCTGGCTGGACAACTCCATTCAGCGTTCAGACAACACGCGGACGCCACTTTTATTTCCGGCATCCAGGACATGGGAAGAGGTTCGCCAACAAGGTGGGCGGATCAGGTCGCGACTGGCCAGATGTAATCGGCTTAGACTTTAGGGGTGACGGCGGCTACGCACTAATGCCCCCCAGCTTGAAGCTATCAGAGGGCAGCGTGGTCCACCAATATGAGTGGGAGATAGGGGCTGGCCTTGACTGGGACGACTTAGAGTCATTCCCTTGGCGGGGGAATCCGACCAATGTGGAGGTCTCACAGGAAGAGTTTTCATTCGGCGCGTTGGACTTATCCAGCGTGAAAGTATCCAGCCCACTGGATGGCGCTAGTATATACGAGCAGACGCGCGTGCGTGTGGCCTTGCTTGGCCGAAAGCTCAGCGATGGGGACGGGAGAAACAACTGGCTGGTCCGCTTCGCTGGTCAGAAGGTCCGCGCGGGGCTGACTGGCGATGATCTTTTGCTCGTTGTCGGCAAATACATGGACGAGTTTTTCAGCGACCACCTCGATGACGGTGAGGTTGCTACAGTTTTACGCAGCGCGACTGATATGGATCGCCGCAATTACCCAGAGGATTACGACTCAAGCGGCGCTCGAAAAGTGAAAGCTCCTGAGCCAGCGAAGCCAAGCGGTTTGTTGAGGCCAGTCTACTCTGGCGACGTTCAACGTCTGCTGGATACCTTGGGGGACACGGCATACTGGGCAGACCCTCTGATTGCTGCTGAGACTATTACACAGGTTGTCGGCTACAACGGCCACGGGAAGTCGTTTTTCTTGGCAGCACTACTGACTTCGATGGCTGCTGGTCGCCCTGCGTTCGGGCCATACGACACGCCAAAGCCTGCAAAGGTGTTTTATTTAGATTACGACAACCCTGCTCGCACAGTGCTGCACCGCCTCGGTGGCTTTAATAAAATGTTTGGCGACACTGGAGAGCGGTTCGGCTTATGGACGCCGACACTGATACCGCCAGAGGAAGGTGGCGAGATGAACCTCGCGACTGAGAATGGCTTTAAGACGCTGGGGAATTGGCTCGACGTTGTCGACCCAGACATCCTTGTGATTGACACTGTCCGCAACGCGTTTGGTGGGATGGACGAGGCCAGCCCTCAAGAGTGGTTCAAGGTGAACCACGTCGCTAAGACAGTTCGCAACCTCCACCGCGCCAGCGTTGTCTTGGTCCACCACCGCAACAAGCCTGGGGAGGGCGGCCTTGGCCGCGAGGCAGGCTCTACGGCGCAGCTCACAGACATCGACACGCAGGTCATGGTCACTCAGGTGTTCCGCGACAAGACCGACGCTAAGACTAAGGCTGGCCTATTAGACAGCGACCTGAACGTCTTGGACATGGCTGATCGCGAATGGACCCCATACGGATACCTTGAGCAGCGCCTTGAGCCTGACAGCCGCTTGAAGATGGTGAGCCAGATCAGCTTCGGGAAGGTGCGCCAGCAGACCGAGATGCACCAGACGCATTACATCGGTTGGGCAGAGCGCCTGATGGACGGGTCACAATATGTAGTGTCCACCGCGTCCGCTAAGCAGAAGGCCGCCATCCTTTCATCGCGAGGCGAGACGCCAGAAAACATCGCCCGCAAGCTGAGTATGCCGTTGTATGAAGTGCGGAGGTGGGTCGCATGATCGAGCTTGAAAGCGCCGCGAAAAAAAGTGAGCCGACCTATATAGAACCTACTAGCTTACTAGCTAATTCTACAATGACAGGAAGAAAAGCCGAACAGGCTTTTCCTCAATCGAAACTATCTAGTTCTAAAGGGATTGTTAAGGGTTCGTTTTTGGTCAGTCAACCCACAATCGTGTTTGTGTCAGAAGAGTTGATCTCCACCCAAGCTGCATCCATTGAGCGCCCCCCCTTTTCGGGGGGCGTTCCTGTCATTGACTACCACATATAGAGGAGGAATTACCCCGTGAAGATACACCGCAGGCCGCTCACAAATCAGGAGCGAGACCTTCTGCGGTATATGCTAGATAACAAATACACTTACCGTGCAATGGCCCAGCGAGTGGGCGTCTGCACAGATACTCTAAAGCGCATCCTTATGCGCGAAGGCATTGCCGAATTTGAAGGGGCAAAATACGCAGTCGCTCCAGCCAAGTCAGAGAAAACATGGTCTCGTCCCTGCATCAAGTGCAGGACGACCACCCCTCGTCCAAAGTGGCAATATATTTGCGACCCATGCAAGTCTGGCGCTCCTTCTGGCGTTCCAGACTCATGGCTGGAGATGGACTGATGACTTCACCACAAAAAGCCAAAGGCGATAAATACGAGCGCGACCTGGCCAAGCTCATGGACAATGTCTTGTTCGGCGGTCGCGGCCAGGTCTTCCGCGCTCCCCTCTCTGGAGGGGGGCGCAACATTGGCGGCGGTGGACGCGCCGACCTATCTGGCACCCCAGACGTTTGGGTCGAGGCTAAGCGCACCGAGCGCTTCCAGCCCTACGAGGCGATGGCCCAGGCAGAGCGCGGCATCGCGGCCTCTCGAACCACTGACATGCCCGTGGTCATATCCCGCCGCTCTCGGATTACTGACGCGAACTCTCTCGTCGTCATGCGTATGTCTGACTGGCTAAATCTTTACGGAGCCTACTTGGTCTACATAGGACATGACATCCCAGACCCCACCGACCCTCTCGATGAGTTGCACGCGATCCTGAAGACATCGGACGACGCGGATAACAAAGTCGTGGCATTCTCCCCTCGAAACACTCGCGAGGACTAACGCCATGTGGACAATGCTATTCTTCATATGCACCCCCACTGCTTGCATGGCCACGACTGGCGACACGGACCTCCCATCTTTCACCGAGTGCCGTGCCACCGCCGACTACACCATCGCCTTGGCCGAGCGCCGCTGGCCTGAATACATTTACCAATCTGTCTGCGTCCTTGCAGGCCAACCAACATAAGGAGCGCACTATGTGTGACGATTGCCCAACCCCCGCCGCTTGCGCTAAGTCTGGATGCCAAATGACGCCCCGCGCCCAAGCGTCCCAGCAATTAGCCGCTATGTCAAAAACGATCACGGTGACGAAGCCCACGCGCAAGACGGTCCAGCCCCTAAAGTGAAGCACGCAACCAAGCGGTGTAGCATTTGCAAGTTCACCCTGCCGACTTCCAGCTTCTACCCCCGCCGCGCCAGAAGTGGTTCTGGCGAAGACGGGCTGCGCTCAACATGTAAAGAATGCGCGCGCGTGGCCAGTGCGTTCACGACACCGACCAAGCGCCTATCACGTTTGTTGAGCAACGCACGCTACCGCGCACAAAATCGCGGCTCGCCGTTTCCATCGGACCTCACGACCAGCGACCTCGTGTCTCTCCTTGAGGCGCAGTCTGGCCTCTGCGCTTTGACTGGCGTCCCCCTCACATTCCACACTGTTCCAGACGGCGACCGCAGGGCGCTCTCCTCGGCGGCCTCGATTGACCGCATCGACAACTCCCTTAGCTACTGCCGCGACAACATCCAGCTTGTGACCGCCACTGCCAACAGGATGAAGGGCGCACTCACCGAGCGCGCCCTCCTTGAGCAGTCAATCATGATAGTAGAAACGCTGTCTAAGCGCCTGTAGCGTCGGCCACGACAAACTCTCCGCACCAATCAGTGCCGTCCGTAACTGGCCATCCTCCTGGCGCGTCTGACTCGAAGCCATATCCAGTATCCGCACTGCTCCCGTCGAACACCCTCGGTGGATACCGCCGACAAATTCCCCACGTCGCCACGGCCTTCCCGATAAAGTCGGCGTGGCAGTCAACTTCCAACCAAAACTTGCACGTTTCGCAGCTCATTTCACACCATCCTTCTGCCATCTGTAGATCGCGCTGATCGACACATTGTGTATAGCCCCAGCCGTAATGATCCCCAGCCTTTCGGCGTCCTTCAAGACTTCGATGCGCTTCTCGTGCGGCAGTCCGTATTCCTCATGATATGGGTTACTCATTTCACTGCCTCCTTCCGTGCAATCGCAGCCTTCAAGTTTTCCGTCAGCGTCTTGATCTCCTCAAAGTCGCCAACCGCAAGACCCTTACGCTTCGCATCTGCAATCAGGTTGTCGGCTTTCCTCTCGATCCTGCCCAAGTAAATCCCGACGATGTCCACGTCGCCCACTACTCTCGTCACGTCCACGCCCTCCATTACTGCTCTCCCCTCTTTGTGATTGAGAGTTCCAAGTCCAAAGCCCCAGCGACTGCCTCAAGGCTCACCAGGTTTGGGTTTCCCCAGCTCTTCCAGCTATGTATCGTCGAGCGGCTTACTCCGCTCTGCGTCGAGAGGCTGTCGAACGTCTGGCCTCTCTCTTCCATCTGCTCAAACAAGACCCGTATAATTGGGTGTGTTCTGAGGTCTCCTGAATGTTCTCTTGGTGGCATTCTAATTGCCCTTCCCATTGCTTAATGTTTGCCGTGCATCTCCGCGCTGGCGCTCATTCCAGCACACCACGAAACTTCGTTTCGCTACCTGTGGCTAACATATCTTGCACGTCTGTCAACAATTTAAGACATAACCTGCCTTGTCATATTCGCGCCCAAGATATGTATAGAGATGTTCAACTTATGCTCCAACACGTCCACGCTAAACCAGCGCAACCGCATGAAACCAAATGAAAAAGTCACGCACTTTCACACGCAACTCTGGCCCAGATATGTCAAGACGTCTTAGACTACCCCTTGGTTGCGGGTTCAAGTCCTGCCGGGCCTACCAATAAAATCAACTACTTAACATTTTATTTCCCCCTCTCCTTGTCAAAAAGCTGTCAGGCAACGTCCAAGACACGTCTTGCACGTCCAACGTAAGTCCTTGCCCTGCTTTGAATAAACCCCCGATACCGCATGGTCATACTAATGTCAGAGTGTCCCATCAGGTATTGCAAGTCGCCCAAATCTGCACCCGCTTTCGCTGTCAGATAAGCAAATGTGTGCCGCAAATCATGCACCCTCATCGCCCCTTCGCCGCTGTTTGGCAGCCCCATCTTGCCGCATCCCTCCTTCAGAACCCGATTCAACGTCGTGCTTACGCTTGGCATATTGCACCACGTCTTACCCGTCGTGCCGTTGCGCCAGTAGATTGGCGTCGTGGCCCCCAAGCACCTCACCGAATCAGACCAGACCTCCATGTCAGGCGTCATAGGTATGTCCCGCGTCAGCGTCTTACTCTTACGCGCCAGCTTACGCCGCACCTTCAGAACGCCATCCCCAAAGTTCGTTGGCCGCAGCGCCAGCATCTCGCCCAGCCGCACCCCTGTATCAATCAGCGTCAGGAAGTGGCCGAACAAGTGAGGGTAGGCGTCCCGCACCCATTCCAGAAACGCGACTGCCTGATCCTCATCGAAGTGAATGTCCCTCGCATTGTCGACTCGTGGCATCGGCACTCTCACACCACCAAAGCCATCCACATTTTCCTTGGCCCAGTTCAGGATCGCCGCAAAGTAACTCATGTTGCGCCTCACAGTGCCAGGCTTCACGCTCGTATATGTCGCCGCAATGTATGCCTGGATGCTGGCTGGCGTGATCTCCTCCAGTTTCACCTCGCCCCAGTCATCGTTGAAGCGCCTCACATTCAGCTCCATCGCCCGATTGTATCTCTCTTCCACCTTGCGCCACCCCAGATACCCAGCAGCGGCGTCGCCAAACGTGCGTATCTGCACCTCTGGCCGTCCGTGGTTCTCGATAATGTCCTTCTCGATCCGCAGCCGAACCTTCTCTGCCATACCCTTATAGCTGGCAGCGTCGGGCAGCCGTGTAGACTCGCGAACGCGCGTGCCTAAAAGGCTTCCCTCCACATACCAGTGACCATTCTTCTTGCTTAATTTCAGTGCCATGTGCGTGTCTCCCTCGCTCTAGCATTTACCGTGACTTGGTCCTCAACATATTGGTGACGTCTGCGTAGTGACTGGGGCGCTCAACCCAGTCCATCGGCAGTCCACTCAGCGCTTCGTATTCGGCCTCCGACACCGCGCTCGCCGCGCGTGCCGCCAGCATCACAATTTGCGCCCTCGTTTTCAGGCCATGCTTTTGCATGACCCCCCTGACATGCACCTTTATTGTGCTTTCAGTGACGTCCAAAGCCTCTGCCATTCTGTCTGTTCCATACCCCGCCCGCAGCATCTGCATCACGGCGTGTTGCTTTGGCGTGTGTGACATCAAAAAACTAACGGCGCTGTCGTTGGCGTCAGGCTTCGCCTCCCTTGGCGGCTCAGCGCCGCCGCTCACCATGCGCGTCAGCAGCTCTACTTGGGCCTCAAGCCTAACGACCTTGTCCCAAAGCTCACTTAACAAAACATTTTCCTCTTCTTTTTTCATAATAGTTATCCTTATTCTAATCTGATCCAACGCTTCACTCTCAGTGTTCACGCCATCACTTTTTTCCTTTATTGTTTTTACAGCATCGCCTCTGTTTGAGTCGTTTGCTGTGCGTGTCTCACGCCGTGAGGGGGGTGTCTGGTTGCTCACCAGATGTAAGCCCCCCTCACAACTCACGCGTATTTTATACCTTCCTCGTCCATGATCTGAATCAAGCGCTCACGCGCCCGACGCATCATTGACGTTTTCCAATCGTCACTTTCACAACTCCATGCAATGGCCAGCCCTAACAACTGGCTCTTGCCGATCTCATTACTCAGACTCATCATTACTTCGACATCGCCACCCTTGCGGATGACGATGCCAACCTCTCCTGCGTCAACGTCAAATCGCCGACCCTCTTTTTTCATCGGCAGCGTCAAGACGACCCTCCAATATCCAGATACTTTCCGTCCTTTAGCACCCGCATTTGCGTCACGATGAAGTCGCTCACCATGTCAGCCAGCAGTGCGGGCGACGTCCCAGTGCGATACACCAGCCCCGCGTGTTCTAGCGCATTCGCCAAGTCGGTGGCCGCAATAGACACAATAGCATCCAAGTCTCGATCAGACATCGACGCCGTGCCACCCTCCACCTTCCAGTTTTTGGCCGCCTCCTCTAAGCGCTCACATACGCCGTCCTTGGTCCACTCGTTTTTCCTGTGCGTCACCACAGCCCTTGGCCGCTCGACTCTATACTGGCGAGGCTCTTCATATGTTGCCTGCGTCCGCCGTGTGGCGGGTGCAGGCTTGCTTTGTTCAACGCCCAGCTCCGAAAGCTGCTTTCCTACGATCTGTGTTGCGATGTTTCCCATGCGTGTCTCTCCTTTATGGGGTTTCGATTGCCACTACGTTTTGCTCAGGAACGTAGATGGTTGATGTCGTGGTCTCGATGACCACATGGGCGGCTCCCGCCGCCCCCTTGATCCGCTCTACATCGTGGATGGTGTGACCACCATCAAGCATCACGGTAATCTCGGCATAGCCTGCCTCATCGTTCAATAAATCACGCCTATCAGCTATCGCGTCGAACACCTTGACGACCCAGCCGCTTGAAATGTGTCCCATTTTTTTCCCTTTCTGGCTCACACATCGTTGTTCATAAAAATTACACCCAAAGATAATAGTTGTCACAGTTATAAGACAGGTGTCAACCAAAACCTCCCCTCATAGATGCTACCACCCGTCTAACCCCCGACCTGTCGTTTTTGCGAACGCCCTTTCGTCGGCACTCCCAATACACAAGCACCCAAAACGAGAGCGGCTGCCCAGGACACAAGCTGAACCACCAGCTCGGAACCCTGGCAACGCGCTGCTTTTTCTTAAAGCCTTGCTCCACGGCGCACCCCGCTCGCGATCAAGTCACCGCTCGTCGACAGGCTGCGGCCTGTCAGCAACTTCGCCACCTCATCAATGTAAGTCGTGGCGAAGTCTTCGATCTTGTTCACGACTACAACTCGATCATAATACTTGGTGACGCTCGCGCTCATGATGCCAAGACCAGCAATCTCGATGCCGTTCTCTCCCACCCACTTAACGCAATCGCGTGTGTGATTGTGGATGTTGCGGTTATAGCCTGTATAAGCAGGCTCGCCGTCGCTCAGCACCAACATCACCTTGCGTGGCTCGCGTCGCGCCATCAAGCGCTTGGCCGCCATCACAATCGCATCGCCGTCAGCGTTTGCGCCGTCTGTCATTTGCGTCATGCGGCCTAGCTTCGCCCGCGCCATCGACAGAGGCTCGTCAAACCCCTTGAACAAGTGCATATCAATCGACTGCACTCTGCTCACCATCTTCCGACGGTCTTGTGGTAGCCGATACCACGCATCCTGCATCGCACTGCTTGCAGCAGTGTGGTGTCCCAGAACCTCCAGAGGCACGCGCATCCCATCCAACGCCTCACAGATTGCAATCGTGGCCCTCTGCGCCATAAAAATCTTGGAGCTGCTCATGCTCCCGCTCATGTCTACCAGGATGGAAAGCGCCGTGTTCACGGCGCTCTCCTCCTGACGCCGACGGAACACATCAGGCCGCAGCTCCACGATCTTCTTGCTGTTGCGGCGCACATCAAGCCGACCACTGCGCTTGCCGCCCTCCCAAAAGGTCTGGGCTTGCGACATCATCACGCGCTCTAGCTTGCGCCGCACAGTGCCGACCTGCGGGCCGACCGCCCCCTTGGCGACCTGATAGGCGCGGCGATACCGAAGCGACCGCTCAGAGTTGCCCGTGTCCACCTCCTCAAACTTGTCCTCACTGGGCGCAAACACACGATAGCTGCCAGTCGCACCAAGGACGTTCGACATGACGCTTCGCATCGCGTCACCCAGCTCAGCGCTCACTGGCTCCACGTCGTCGTCGCTGCCCCCATGCTGGGCCATGCTTGCGCCGACCCCGCCGCTGGGTCCGCCCGACTGGCCGCCGTCGTCAGTGTTCTCGCCTCGCCCAGCTTCGCCGCCTTGGCCTTCGGCCTCGCCTTGGCCTTGGCCTTGGCCTTGGCCTTCGGCCTCATCGCCATCGCCTTTACCCTGGGCCTGGGCTTTACCAGCGCCGCTGTCGCCTGGCTTTCCGCCGCCCTCCGACTTGGCTTTGCCCTTGCCTTCGCCTTCGCCTTCGCCCGCCTCTTGCTCGCGCTTCTTCTTCATCTCGCGCTCGTAAGCATTGGCAATCCGCTCCGCCAACTTGGCCGCCTCGATGCTGCCCGCATGGGCAGCCTCGGTGTCGACGCGACCCATCCCGATCACGCCGTGAGGCAAGGCCATCACTTGGTCGACGATCTTCTCGACGCGCTTCCGCACATCCTCTGGCAACAACGCCATCGCCTCGGCCATACTAGGGTCAGGATACCCAAGGCGGCGACGCCCCTCCCACGTCACAGCGACTGGCCCAATGCGCTTGAAGTCTTCCACCGACTTGGGGTCTTGCTTGTAAACCACGTCGATGAAGTGGCGGTTCACCTCGCGCGCAGTCTTGTCGATGCTCTTGGGCAGCCCGTTGTAAAGCACTTGGCCGCCAGCCTCGATGCGGATGTCCTCAATCGCGTTGGCCAGATGCTTGGTCAGCTTCTTCCCGCCGCTGTGCCATCTCTTCATGCGCGGCGACAGCCCCTCGAAGTCAGTCAGCAGCTTGTGCAAGCTCTCGTGGTTGGCATAGCCGCCCGTCACAAGCGCCTGCCTCCGCGTGATCTTGGCATCAGACGGGATGCTTGGCAAAATCACGTCGCGCCCGTTGGTCGCAGCGCCATCCCCCATAAACACCACGTCAGTCTTGTGGTCTCGCGCAATGGTCCGCACGACGGTCGTCGTCGCGTCCATCAGGTCTGCGCCAGTCATGATCTCGGCCTCCAAGTCGCCGCTCTCTTCGATGTAAGTAATCTTGCTCATTGAGTGTCTCCTTTGGTTGTTGTTGGTGTGCTGCTGCTCAGGCAAACACACGGTCGGCAAGCTCACGAATGCGCTGCTCGCAGTCGGCTGGGGCTGCATCAATGACGACAGTCTCGACCGCCTCACGCATTGCCAGCTTCGGTTGCATCACCTGCTTGAAGTGAAGGTAGTATTCAGCCATCGCATGAAGGCCGCGCGGGCTGACAGTCTGGCTGATCTCGCCAGACTTGAACGCAGTCCTGACCTCGACGCTGAATTGAGCCAGCTCCATCACCTCAGATGGCGTAAGTGCTGCGTAAGTCTGCGACAGCAAGCGCTCCTCATCGTCCTTGTCCAGATAGTCGACGTGAATGAACGCACCAAAACGGTTGAGCATCGCAAGGTTCATCGGGCGAACACCCTGATACCAGCCATGCTCATCACCTTGGCCTCGGCTGTTGGCGGTAGCCACAAAGCGGAACAATTCGTGAGGCTGCACCGTGCGGCCACCATCCTCGGTCAAGGTCAGACCCTTACGCTCAAGCGCACGCTGGATCACAAACAAAACGTCTGGCCGACCAGCGTCGATCTCGTCCAGGACAAACATGCAAGGCTGCTGCATCGCACGGGGCAGAATGCCCTCCCGAAACTTGGTGACTGGTGCGCCGCTCTCGATCACAATCTCTGTCGCACCGACAATGTCAGCACGCTCAAGGTTGCTGTCGAGGTTAAGCCGCTCGATGGGGAACCCGATGCGGGCCGCGATCTGCTCAGCCAGCGTGGTCTTGCCAGTGCCTGTGTGACCGTGGAGCCAAGCGTTCTGGCCGAACTTGAACGCGCTCAGGAACTTGAGCAAGTGGCGCAAGCGGAACTGATAGGCTGGCTCGACGTCAGGGCAGTCTGGGTGAGACACGACGTTGCCGTTGTCATCGCGCCAAACCAGAGTCACGATCTCAAAGTCGAGCGTAGGCGACTGCTGGCCGAGCGGTCCGACAAACACCTCGGAAGCCTTACGCATCACGACTTCGTAGGTGAGAGAGGCGCGGTCAACAACGACCTTGCCCGACTTGGCAATCACAGGCGCAACCGACGCGCTGGCTTTCAGACGCTCAATGGTTTCGGTCAGGCTTGCAATCTCGCTCAGGCTCTCGCCGTGCTTGGCGATCAGGCCGCCGATACTGGACAGTGCGCCGCCCGTCGCCTGCTTGAGCAATGCGTCTACCGCTGGCACGAGGTTCGGGTCGAGCGTAGGGGCGTCGGCCTTCGGAGCTGTCGTCGGCGCGGATGCTGGTCGAGAAGCAGCACGCAAAGCCAACGTGATAGACTGGACGTGTTCGGCCAAGTCGTCGCTCAGGTCGTCGATGCTGGTCAGGTTCGAGTCTGCATTCATATCGCGGACGCTGGCCTTGATGCTCTCCATGTCATCGCAGTCGAAGCCCTGCTTAACCATAGCGTCAAGCGACGCATCAATCGCATCCATACCGAGGATGTCGCAGCACGCAGCGAGGACGCCGATAGCAGACTCAGCAGTGAGGGTGGCAAATTTTGTCATGGTGACTGTTCCTGTCGTTGCAGTTGAGGTTGAGGTTGAGGTTGCAGTTGCAGTTGGGGTTGGGGGCGTGCCGAGTGCGATGCCGTGTCGGCTGGCCTCGCGCTCCAGTTCTGCCGCAGCAGCTTGGCCCTCGATGCAGTCAAGGTTGTAGCCGACCGACACACCAGCCCCCCGCTTCTTGGGGTGGCAGAGGTGTTCGTGGGTCATCGCCGCCACAAGTCTATCCCAAGCGTCGAGGGCAAAGCCGTCATCGCCACGAAGAGAAGTGAGGACGAAGCCCAAGGTGAGGTCCACCAGTGCGCCCATAGAGAGCTTATCGACCTGCTGGCTTGGCCAAATGCCAAAGCTATTGCGGAATGCGTCCCTCGTGTCCCTGCCAACGTGGTCGGTTATGATCTGCCGCAGCAGCTTGCGAAGCGTTGTCCTGTTGGCGTTCGTCGTGTGCAGTGCGGCGTCGTGCAGTGGGGCGACCATAGCCTTGGCCGCGCCAGTGTGTAGGCGTGCTAATTGAGCAGGCATAACCTGTTCCTTTCATGTTGATGTTGATGGTGGTTTGGGCCTGAATAGGCTGGCCCTTGTTCCCCCCTAATCCCCCTT